CTATGCATGGGCGTTTTGTTCCCCTCTTGTTCCCCTCTCATAAAATTCCGTAAATTTTTTATGCGTTGCCGCGAGCATTTCCGAACGCATATGGGTATAGATGTTCGCTGTTGTTTTTATGTCGGAGTGGCCTAGCAGATACTGCGCTGTTTTCAGGTCGATTCCCATTTCAAACAGATCCGTAGCGTAAGTGTGGCGGAGGGCGTGCGGCGTTATTCCTGCCCGAAGGCTGCTTTTTCGTATCTGGTTCCTGTACAGCTCCGCACCCATAGCTATGTCCAGGCTGCGGTGAAAGCTGCCCCAGAGCCTTTTGCAGTTCGTCTCCGTCAGCATCCCGGAGCTCTTTGCGGGGGTGAAGATAAGCCTGCCCCCGGCTTCGGCGCGTTCTTGCTTCAGGCGTTCCAGCAGCGGCGGGGGAATCGGCACGGTGCGCACCCCGCTTTTTGTTTTAGTTTCTTTTATATGCGCGACGTTGTTTATGAACTCCGCTGATTTGCTTATCGTGAGCAGTCCTGCCTCAAAGTCAATGTCCTCCCATGTAATTGGCACCGTTTCCCCGCGCCTCAGGCCACACATCAGCATTAGGAGCACCCACAGCCCCGCCCTGTGCGAGCGACATAATGCGACAACGGCATCCCTCTCGGCGTTCGTCAGCGGACTGCGCGGTGCGGTCGTCGTGCTGGGAGCCTCCAGAAACTCAGCAGGGCTGTCAAGGATTATGCCCCCCTGCTTCGCTTTATCGAACATCTGCTTTAGGACGGCCTGTATTTTCATGGTGTTGCTCTTCGACTTGCCGCTCTGAAGGTTCATTATCTCCTGAAGGTGATACTGCCTGACTTCGCTGACGGGCATACTGCCGATGCGAGGGAGTATATGCTTGTTAAGCAGGGAACGCGTGTTGGCAGCAGTAGACGCGCCAACGGTAGGGGCTTTGTAAACATTAAACCACCGGGCGGCCCACTGCTCGACGGTTGTTTTTGAAGCGTCGAAGTCTATTCCACGGCAATACTGTTCCTTAACCTCCGCAAGCCTCAGATCAAGCTCGCGGACAGTTTTCGCCTTGACTGTCTTGCGGCGCTGCCCGCCGCTCTCGGTGCGGCCGATCACTATAGAGGCGCGGTAGTACCCGTCAACGCCTTTCTTGTGCCTTGCCATACCCTCACCACCTTTCTTCATGCTTCGGTGCGGCTTGCCCCTGCCTCCGCTGCGATTCTTCTAAAAGCTGCCTATCCCCCTCCGGCTTAAACCCCGGAGGGTCTTTTTTGTTTTCCATTTTCAGTCCGCATATGCTATAATACATTTGCCGGATGCCTCCGCAGGGAGGAGGTGAAGCACATAGAGCATATCCTTTCGTTCTTTCTTGCGGTTTTGGCGGGTGTGGTAATCCACATCATCGTCAGGTGGCTGGACAGCAAGAAAAAGTAATCCGGCGCAAGCCACAAACGAAAACCCGGGGTCTTACCACCCCGGGTTTCCTTTTGGTGAGCACAATAGAGCTACATCCATTTTCGTCACCAAAAGCATAACACAGCGGAGGGTATATGTCAATATGCAATTTATTATGTCCACCCCTTCAGCTCATCCCGGGGGGTCTTTTTTGCTTACCGGCACTATTTCACCATGCTCTTTCTCATAAGCTGTTATGCAGTCGCGTATCAGTTTCACTATCTGCTTGTTTACCGAGCGGCCTTCATACTCTGAAACGCTGAGCTAACGCTTCTCAATAAACTCAAGGAACTTTGAAACATCAATTCCGAGCTGGCTGAGGATTGCTTTGAGAAAAGCCTTGTCGATATCCCTATTCCCATGTACCGGGATAGGCGTTCTTTTCCCGCTTGCGGGGTATTCAACCTTATGGTGCGAGCCTTTTACCGAAACAAGGATGCAGCCGAATTTCAGAAGATATGTAATTAAATCTTTAGCTGGAATTACTGGCAAACTAGGCATCGCACACCTCGAACGCCAAACGGTAGTTCGATACTCCGGGATAGTCCTCAAGGTAGAGACTGACGGACTCGAACATATTCTTCTGCGTTTCCTGTATGGTCTCACCATCCGTGAAGCAACAACCGTTGTTCATTTTGCATTCAGCCCAGTAGCCTGTAGTGTCAACGCAGGGGTGAATTGTAACGTAAAAAGTCTGCATTTTGGCAGTTCGTTTTTCTCCAGTTTGCATAACTGTGGCGGCTGTTTCCATTTGAGCCTCATCCTTTCAATCTTATTGTACATCTACTTTAACCATTTGGATTTATCGGTTTGGGTTGTTTTGTTCTTTATTCCTTAGTTTCCGCAGTTCATTCATCCTCCGGGCGTTTTTTGTAATTATGCCTTTTCCTCATCGTCAAGTTCTTTGGATGCGACACCCGCTTTGAACATTTTGTTGACATCAACAAAACGTTCAACCATATTGAAGCCACTACCTTTGAAAAAACTTGAAAAAGTGCGTTTTGGGTATTGACAATTACACGATATTGTGTTATAATGGTATCAGAAAGGAGGGATGCCATTGAACAGGGAAGACGTGCTGATGATAACTGCGCTGATAGGGCTGATAACCGCGATAGTCACTCTCGTTAACACAGTAATCAGAGGCAAAGAGAAGGCTCCCCACCGCAAGCCCAAGAAGAAGCGCAAACGGTGAGAAGCACAGAGAGCGGGGAGGGAAACCTCCCCTGACTCTCCCACTATATCACAGGAGGTTCATCATGGTCAAGAGGATAATCGATATATTAATTTTACTGCCTTTTGCATTATGGCTTGCATTGTATAACTGGCCGGACAACCCGGCGGACATAATCAGCACGGTCGCTCTGCTTATATTCTCCGCAGCCGCAGGCATAACAATTTACAACATATGTAAAGGGGGCTGGAAGCGTGGCTGAACTCTTGTCCGTCACGGAATACTGCAAACTGCACGGTCTTGACGGTGGCAACGTCAGGCGGCATATTGCAGCCGGCCGCATCCCCGCGCGGAAAATCGGCAGCCAGTGGGTCATTAGCGAAGACACGCCGCCGCCGGAGGATAAACGCGTGAAATCGGGGAAATATATTAATTGGAGAAAGAACGGGAAAACAGAATAGCCTCGTGAAGCTTGCGTACGCCCCTCCGGGGGCGTCTTATTTTTTGCGTCTAAGTTCTTTTGCGATACCTATCACTCGTACGGGCAGTTCTTCAATCTCCCTGTTGCTGTAGTAAACAGGTTCGTGTTCGGCTACATTAAGCGGCTGTAGGAATACACCATCTCGCTTAATAACCACTTTCTTGAAAGTAGCTTCCTCCCCATTGACGATTACAGCACATTCATCACCGTTGTCGCACGTTTCCGCCTTCTGGTATATAACCACATCGTCTTCCAGATAATCCGGACTCATACTGTTTCCCCGGATTTTTAACGCAAAAAACTCTTTTCCACCCGCCGTCATATCGGTGGGTATCTCCTCGTAATCAATTATATCTTCTATCGCTTCCATGGGTATTCCGGCAGGAATAACGCCGTATACGGGAACGCGGTGGGCTTGTTTGGTTTGAGGAGACATGTAGTCGCGCCCTAGTAGATAGTCGGTGGAAACATTGAAATAATCGGCAATTGCGTGTAGCACATCAACAGATGGAATAATACCCTGTTTCCCTTCGTATTTACCTATGCTCGAACGCTCGACACCAATTATATCTGCAAGTTGTTCTTGGGTCACATTTCGTTGAGTTCGTAACGCTTTCAATCGTTCTCTAAGCATTGACTTCACACACCTTTTGCATACATTATAGTGAATTATATTCACGATGTAAACACAATCTGAAAATTTTTCACAAAAATACTTGACATAGTGAAAATAGTTCGCTATAATGTGAATGTGTTTCAGAAACTAGTAGCTCATAGTGAAAATAGTTCGCTATAATGTGAAATCATTAAGAACTCGGAGGGAGTTATGAATATATTCAAAAAATACAGGGAAGCCGCATCTCTGACTCAGGAAAAAACTTCTGAACAGCTAGAAGTGGATCGTTCAACAGTTGCTAAGTGGGAAACTGGTGCTGCCAAACCGCGCGCCGATATACTGCCCCAAATAGCCAAACTCTACAACTGCACCGTGGACGACCTGCTGCGGGAGGCTGTGCCCGAAGCATGATGACTATCATTGCACTTGTATTTGCGCTGCTTGCGATAATCTTGTGCATATGTTACATAGTCATGGACAACAATAAATAATAACATTATTTTATCACAATTAGCATATATTTAGAACGACGAGTTGCTTCATATTAAAGCAAAAACAAGAACGCCAACGTCCTGTTTTTGCCAAAACCAGAAGCTGCGCTTCCTGTATGAAAAAGCAATGGGAGAAGGTGAAGGCGTGACTGAGAATTATTTGAAAATCTGCCGCGAGATAGACGGGCGCTCACAAGCCGAAGTCGCTGACATCGTGGGGGTGGATGTACGCACTATGTCTAAATATGAAAATTCTGGTCGCGTCCCCGACGACATAATAGCCGCGCTCGCCGAACTCTACAACGCGCCGCTTCTCGCGATTTGGCATCTCAAAAACAACAACCCACTAGGCAAGTATCTGCCCGATATCTTTCCAACTCAAACGGACGGCGACCTTGGATTTCAGACGGTTCTTGCTGCGGAAAGCGCAACCAGCGCAAAGGAATCTATCATAGCGGCGTTAAAAGACGGTTTCTTATCAATAGATAGCTTGCCATTGTTAGATGCTTATATTACGCAGACCGACGCAGCCACAGGGAAGTTCGTCTCGGCGAAGGCATACGCGATAAAAGCGCGTAACGACTTGACACGGAGCGTGTCAGCTCAAACATAAAAGAACTGCCTTGCTGCGGAATAATTATGGAAACTGAACAGGAGAAGCCGGCATGATTATCTTACTTTTTGGCATTACGGCAGTAGCCGCCGTAGCTGCCGTAATCGGCTATGTTAAATGGAAAATCTGCGCACACGCAGCTCTGGCGTACTTTGCGGCAAAAGGGTATAAGCTGCCAGATGACGAGGATCAGAAAAAGTATTACGAGTACGCAGTCAGGAAATTACTCCGTTTGCCCGCAAAGTTGCCTTGATAATCTCACTCACAACGGTACGCAAGAAGTAAAACACAGATAGGGGTGAAAACATATGCTACACGATAAGCTGCTTAAACCGAAGGACGTGGCGGAACGGCTCAGCTACAGTCTGGCCACTGTATACAGGCTCATTGACTCGGGAATGCTGCCTGTGGTCAAGATTGGCTCGGGGCTCAGGGTCATTGAATCTGATTTGGACCGCTTGATACGCGGCAACACAGAGCGGCGCGGCAGGCTGAAAAGAGACTGGAGAACATGAGCCGTACCTGATTTTGTAATGGCGATGCGTGGTTCGGTCTGCCACGTTGCGGCGGGGCTTGTTTTGGTAAGGCTAGGCAATATTTATAATCTCAGCGCAAAAAGATAATACCCCTGCCGCGCCGGTCAAGCAAAAGCAGGGATATTAAATAAAAATAAGGGAAAGGCTGAGTAACGCAATTATACCAGCTTTCCCGGGAAAGGTCAAGGAAAACATTATGGCAACGAGAGCACAGGCGACAAAAGAAATAATTATCCCCGCAATCGACATCAGGACGGTCACATTCAAGCTGGTCGGAGATTCCCCGCTAATCATGCACGCGTGGGACCCAAAGACCAAGCAGGAGATGCTTGACAAGATGATGGGAAAAGCAAAATCAAAGGTCAGGGAGACTAAAAACCCGGTTTCAGAATTTATCAACTCTATGTACTGGCTTGATGGCAGGCCGGAAGAAGCGACACAAGAAGCGTTTGACAAAGCGATAAGAAGCGGCAGGGCAAAGTTCGGGTTTCCGTCGGTTGCGTTTAAGGCTGCTGCCGTGTCTGCGGGCTACCGCGCTAAGGTGACAAAAGACAAGGTCAGCATGAGCGGCGCAATGCACATCGACGGTGAGTTCGTGCAGATAAACGGCATACCGCAAATGCGTGAGGACATGGTAAGGGTCGCAAACGGCGCGCCCGATATCCGTTACCGAGGCGAGTTCCCCATATGGGAAGCCGAAATTAACGTCAAATACAATGCCGGAGTAGTTACCGACGAGCAGGTTATAAACCTGTTCAACCTCGGAGGTTTCGCAGTAGGCGTGGGCGAATGGCGACCGGAACGAGGCGGCCAATCTGGGATGTTCCGCGTTGGATAGCACACTGTTTCAAGGCAGTCGAGGCAAGGCGCGGTCAGGTACGGCATGGTAAGGCATGGCTAGGCCGGGCGTGGCACGGCAGGCAAGGTTTGGCTAGGTGCGTTTTGGTAAGTTGCGGAAGTCGGGGCAAGGTAAGTCTGTGGCAGGCACGGTGGGTTCAGGTCTTGTAAGGTGCGGCATGTTAAGGCACGGTGAGGCGCGGTGGGTTCAGGTTAAGCAGGAAAATGATTTCTGGAGGCTGAAAAGATGGCAAAGCTAAAAACACAGTACGAATACAAAAATGGCCGGGGCTATACAGATATTCCCGCACAGACGGCCGGAGAGGAACTTGAGCGTATATCCGACCTCCACGGAACGCTTACGGCGTCATGCGTGGTGGACGAAAGCAGGGACGCAGACGCCCCTCTCCATGGAGCGTTTGAGTGGGATGACGGAATCGCTGCGGAAAAGCACCGGGAGCAACAGGCAAGGGTGCTTATCGGCAGCTTGGTATCAGTTCGGGTTGGGGATGTAGCCTCTAATGAGCCAGTACGCGTGTACGTACATATACAAAACGAATATAGGCAATTAGACACGGTTGTAACCAACAAGGATTACAAGGAAGAACTGCTTCAAAAAGCCCTTGCGGAGCTACAGAGTTTCCAGCGGAAATACAGGCTGCTATCGGAGCTTGCGGAAGTAAACGCAATAATAGAGCAAACGCAAATTAGGTATGCTCAAATGCAAATACAGACAGAAACGCGCCCGAGCGCGTGATTTGAGTTGCGATTGAAAGGATGTGAAAACGATGAAAATGCAAAAACAAAACCTACTATCAAGCTACACCAATGACGCGCTAACGGCACGCGCCAACCACATCAGGAAACTTGTCGCAGTAACGGGTAATATTCCCTGCGACTTATTCGGCGGGTACACAGAAGCACGCGCAATCGGAAATTATTTGATTGAACTAGCGGAACTTTTGGAGTATGAACGGAAACACCGCGATAACTGACGAATACGCGGAAAAGCTGAAAAGCGAACGGCCGAAAGGAGGTGAAAACGATGATGCTAATCACAGACCGCCGCATAGCTGAGGTACTGGCCCCGCTGCACAGGGTTAACGCGGACATGCTAAACGACAAGATAGCGAGGGATCCGCAGCGGCGCGAGGTATGTGAGGAGAAAATGCGTCTACTGGAAGAAATAGCGCGGGACTTAGGCGTAGACATCCTCAACCCCGGCGCATATGCGGCACAGCAAACGAAAGCCGCCCCGAGGCAACGGGACGGCAAAAAGGGAAAGGTCAGAGCTGGTTACTATTATATCACAGCATAACGAAATTGCAAGGGTTATTTTTATGGATAAAGGAAGGATGGCAACGCAATGGAAGAACAGCGTAAGACGCTTGTAAGCGTCGAATATCAGGACAAGAAAACCGGGGAGTTTGGCGGCAGGGCGTACACCTACTACAGCGAGCTTGATGTTAAGGTAGGCGACCTCGTTGTCGCGCCAACGTCCAGAGGGGGTTCCGTAGCCCGCATATGCGAGGCTGACGTGCCGCTCAGCAGAGTTGACGAGCGCATTGAACCGCTGCTGAAAACCATCACGCATTACGCGGAAACCAGTACAGGAAGCGAGGCAGGGGAATGCTGATTATAGACCCGAAAATCACCGACAAGCGGATTATTAACGGCGATATATTTTTCACGGGCGAGAACATGGGGCGCTGCGGGAACTGCGAGGCCGCAACAGACGCGGACATAGATAACTACTGCTGGAAGTGCGGAGTTGAATTGAGACCTACCCGTCAAGCAACACCAGACGAACGTCATACGAATTAATGTAAAATTCTGATTCGTGTCCGCAAATGCCGCAAAACTTCTGAGTGTAGTTTAACAGTTTTCCACATTCCGTGTTTGAGCATCTGTTGGACGAGAAGTCAAAGCCGCATTCACGGCAAGCTGATAATGAAAGCAGCTCGTACTCATCTTTTGCGTTATTTTGAGAATCGCACATCGGGCAATACGCAGCGTACATACAATCACAGCCTCTCGGAATCATTGGTTCGGAAACTTAAACTATTCTAACAGACGAACACAAAATGTACAACGAAAATCAACCGGCGAAATTATAAGGAAAGGAAAAGAAATGAAGTTACTGAAACTGACACTAGAAAACTTTCAAGGCATACGCCAACTGGAGCTTGATTTGAACGGCGCGGGGTGTTCGATATTTGGTGCGAACGCGACAGGGAAAACAAGCGTATTCAATACCTTGACTTGGCTGCTGTACGACAGGCCAAGCACAGATGAAAAAAACTACACTCCGAAAACGGACGGCCCGGACGGAAAGCCGCTGCACTACCTTAACCATACTGCTATAGGGCGGTTCGCGCTTGAAAGCGGGCGCATTGTCACGCTCTCCAAAACGTATAGGGAGGTATGGAAGAAAAAGCGCGGGTCGCCCGAGGAAGAGTTCAGCGGCCATGAGACAGACCACAGCATTGACGGTGTGCCGGTAAAAGCTAACGAATACGCCGCTACGCTTGACGAACTGTGCGGGGGCGTTGAGAGGATGCGCGTCCTCACCGCCCACGATTACTTTACTCGGATTATGCCGTGGGAGGAGCGGCGCAGGATACTCTTGGAGGTATGCGGCGACGTAAGCGACGATGAAGTCATATCGTCAAACACGGAGCTAGGGCAGATATACACATTTCTGGCCATGCCCGGAACATCAGGGCAGCGGCATAACGTGGACGGTTACAAGAAAATCGCGGCATCGCAGAAGGCTGAAATTAACAAGCAGCTCCAGACGCTGCCGGGGCGCATTGACGAGGCTATCCGGGCGATACCGCTGGACATGGAAGATTATGACGGGGACAAAGCTGCCGCGCAGCTTGCGGAACTCAGGAAAGAATATGAGGCGCTGTCCGAGCGCAGGGCTGCGGTCGTAAGCGGCGACACAGCCGCAGCGGAAATCAGGGCGGCAATAGCAGACGCGACGGCAGAACTCGCACAAGCGAGGGCTGCACATATAGCAAGCCAAGGGAGCGGCAATGAGGCCATATACGCAGAAATAGTGGCAGCGAGGAAAGCTGCAGGCGAGGAAAAGGATAACGCCGACAGGATTAGGCGCGAAATAAGCAGCAAACGCGATAACGTTGAGCGGATGGAGAAACTGCGCCAGTCGTACCTAAACGATTACGCCGCCATCCAAGCCGAGGCGTGGGATGTGAATCAGGAGACATGCCCCACATGCAATCAGGAACTTCCGTATAGTAAAGTCGAGGCCATGCGCGGCGAGTTCAACTTAAAGAAATCCCGCCGCTTAGAGGAGATAAACGAAGCCGGCAGAACCAAGGCAAGCAAGCATATGATAGAAACGGAACAAGCTGTGATAAGCGTATTAGAAAACCATCTTACCGCATCGGAGAATATCATAACCGGGTTGGAGCAACACCTTGAAACGCTACAGGCTCAAATCAAAACCGCCGAACCCTACGAGACTACCGCCGAACATGCCATGCTGACGGCGAACATCTCCAAACTCAGGCAGAGCGAAGCCGATGCCGCGCTCCACGCCACAGAAGCGGCAAAGTCTATATACGACGAAATGCAGGGCGTACAGGAACGCATACGCGCTCTGGAATCGCGCATGTCGTCATATGAGCTTGCTGAAACGCAGAAGAAGCGTATAGAGGAGCTTAAAGTGTCAGAGAAGGAACTTGCTGCGAAGTACGAGGAGCTGGAGCGCGGGGTATGGCTCTGCGAACTGTTCATGCGCACGAAAGTCAGGCTGCTTGACGAAAGGATTAACGGCAAGTTCAAAACCGTCAGATTCCGGCTGTTCAAGAAGCAAGTTAACGGCGGCTTAAAAGAGGACTGCGAAGTTATGATACCCAACGAAAGCGGTACCAGTTTAACGCCATACGCATTCGCGAACAATGCGGCAAGGATAAACGCAGGGCTGGAAATCGTTGATACCCTGTCTAAGCACTGGGGGCTGTCAATGCCGGTGTTCGTGGATAACGCCGAGAGCGTGTGCGAACTGCTTGACATCGACGCTCAGGTTATCAGGCTGGTAGTTTCCAAACCGGACAAAGAGCTTAGGCTTGTGCTTGACGAGCCTAAGGAAGAGCCTAAACCGCGCAGTAAGACGGTTGAACACGCCGCATAATATACGTTATCAGAATGAATAATTATACATTTAGGAGGAGCATACAATGGCAGCTAACAGCAAAGCAAAGACTGATGAAACCGCGCTGGAAAAACGGCAGCACCCCGAAATGAACCATGCCGAGAGGTTCGTCGCAATGGTCATTCGCGAGTTCGGCAGCGGAGTACCCGGCGAAGTCGCGCTAACCGATTTCCAGAAGAAACTCATACAGGGCTACTTCATTATGATCGACCGTGCGCTAAAACTCGCGGAGGACGGGCGCATAAGCAAGAACAAGACCAATAAAAGCCGCGACTACGACAACCCCTTGCCCTGCATATGGCAGAACGTCAACATGCTTGACCTAGCCCTTGATGCAGTTCACTGCGCAAGGATGGAGCTTGACATGACACAGGACAACCACCTGTTCCCGATACCTTTCCGCAACAAAAAGACCGACAAGTACGACCTGACGCTTATGCTAGGCTACAACGGTATAAGGTACGTTGCGCTGCGCTACGCGGTGGAAACGCCCCTAGCGGTCACTACCGAGCTTGTGTACAGCACGGACAAATTCACAGCTATTAAAAAAGGCGTGTCGAACAATGTCGAATCCTACGAGTTCGAGATAATGAACCCGTTTGACAGAGGGGAAATCCTCGGCGGGTTCGGCTACATCGAGTATAAGAATCCGGCGAAGAATAAGCTAGTCATCATGACCATGGCGGACATGCTCAAACGCAAGCCAGCCTATGCGTCTGCCGAGTTCTGGGGCGGCACCGTGAAGAAGTGGGAAGGCGGCAAACAGGTAAGCGCCGAGACGGACGGATGGTTCTCCGAAATGTGCCACAAGACCTTGATACGCGAAGTATACAGCGCGAAGCACATACCGCGCGACCCGCGCAAAATCGACGACAGCTATCATCACATGAGGCTGCGTGAGGCAAAGATGGCAGAGCTGGAGTCTATGGCTGAGATAGACGAAAACGCCAATGTCATAGTGATAGATGCTGACACTGTGCCTGTGACGGAGAACTCCGGGGAGCCCTCGGCGGAACCGGACGGCAGGGATAATGACACGCCCCCCGCAGACGGCGCTGAACCGGCTCAGATGTCGATTGAGCCTAATTTCTGATGATTGCAGGTGATTGAAATGAGCAGCATAGTACAGCAGACGATACGCATTCCTCAGCAGCGCAATGAGCATATAAAAGCTGTTGCGGAGCAAAGCGGGACATCGTACAACTCACTTATAAATTATCTGATTTTCATAGGGCTAAAGGTTATCGAAGCGCAGATTCACGTTTCACTAGAAGGGATTACGCATGATTAGCTTTACTCCATACGCAAGCGGCAGCGGCGGCAATCTATACATGGCTTATGACGGCGTGACCAAGCTGCTCATAGAGTGCGGGGTGCCGCTTGCGAGGATAAAGCAAGCCCTTGGTTACAGGCTGAGTGAGGTAAGCGGTTGCCTGTCAAGTCATGAACATTTAGACCACTGCAAGGCGGCGGCTGACCTAATGAAATGCGGCGTGGACGTGTACGCAAGCAGGGGAACGCTTGAAGCGAGGGGGCTGGCGGGGCATAGGGCAAAAGCGCTAAAAGCTATGGAGGAAACAGTTATAAACACGTTCCGGGTGCTTCCGTTCGATGTGCAGCATGATGCAGCAGAGCCGATGGGCTTCCTCGTAACAAGCACCGTCTGCGGCGAGAGGCTGCTGTTCATTAGCGATAGTAGTTACACGAGGTACAGATTTCCCAACCTGAACATCATAGCCGCAGAGTGCAACTACGACGCTGAAAGCCTGTGGCGCAGCGTGAGGGCTGGCAAAACGCCGCCGGAGATGGCGCAGCGCATCGTGAAGAGCCACACGAGCCTAGACACGCTGCTGCAGATGCTCAAAGCAAACGACATGAGCGGCGTGAGGCAGATATGGCTTATGCACCTAAGCGACGACAGGAGCGACGCCGCCGTTATCAAAGAGGCGGTGCAGAGGCAGACAGGCGCGGAAGTGTACGTCTGCTAAAGGAAAATAAGGAGGAAATAAATGAAACAAAGCGAACAAAGAAAAGCGTTCCTTGAAATCGGGCGCGGCGCGATGCTCGAACGGTTTGACTACGAGCTGGAGCGCATCATCGACAACATACTTGACCCGAACACCCCGGCAACGAAACCGCGCAAAATCCAGCTAACGCTAACGCTCACGCCAGATGCTGACCGTATGCAGATAAAGCACGAGTGCGTCGTAAAATCCGCCCCGCAGCCGACCAACCCGATATCGGGCGCAACCGCGCTAATGAGGCGCGGAGGCCAGATGTCGCTTGTCGAGCTTGTGCCGCAGATACCGGGGCAGGGCGATATGTACGGCGGGGAGCAGCGGCAGCCGGACATCTTTAATATCAAAAAACAGGCATAAGAAAGGATGATTGACAATGATAGCAGAAGCAATAGAGAAAATCCAATTACTCGCAAACCCGGAAAAATATGAGATAAACGGGGAAACCTATTCGACCAACAAGAACCTTTTCCGTGTGGCTCCGCACATAGACCGCCCAGAGAAAGCTAAGTTCAGCTCGCTTGACGCAATTACGCAAGCCCTAAGGGTGGAAATCTGCAATGACGTTATAACCAAGCCTGTGTTCCTGAACGTTTCCGACCATAACCGCGTGACCGTGTTCACCACCTACAGGCCCGACAACCTGCAGAGGGATGTCATATACGAGGCTGCGCCGTGCCTCCCTGCCCCCCTTGCCCCGTGGAGCTGCCACGACGACGCGATAATCGCGCTCCGCAGCCAGTTTGTGCCAAACGACGGCGTTGAGTATATTCTCGGCTTGCTGTCCCGCATATCAAGCGATGATTCCGTTTCCTCCGAAGACAACGGCGTGTCTCAGGAGGTCACCGCTATAACAGGCGTTGCGCTGAAAACGAACGAAACCGTGCGGCCGCGCGTCCTTCTTGCCCCATACAGGACGTTCCTTGAAGTCGAACAGCCTGAGAGCGAGTTCCTTCTGCGTGTGAAGCCGGGCGACAAGGAAAGCAAAATCCCTCCGAAAATAGGCATTATAGAAGCGGACGGCGGGGCATGGAAGCTGGCGGCAAGAAAGAACATCGCTGATTATTTCAGGAAAAGCCTGTCTGACCTGATAACCCGAAATCTGCTCATTGTGGCTGAATGACGCACTGGCGGCGTTGCTCTACAAGACGGGGTAAGCGGTGCGCAAGACCAAGGAGCGGCTAGGCAATAAAGAAACCGGCAGGCGCATTGTCGTAATAGAGGTTGACGGCGAGACTAAATGTGAATAATTATACAAGGAGCGCTGAATTAGGTTATGCCAAGGAAAAGAGATTTGCGGCCATCGTTTTTCACAAACGAATATATAGCGGAGCTTCCCTTTGAGGCCCGGCTGCTGTTTGCCGGACTGTGGACTATTGCCGACAGGCGCGGCAGGCTTGAGGACAGGCCGCTGCGGATAAAAGCCGCGCTGTTCCCATATGACAATCTTGATATTGTGCATCTGCTTGACCTGATTGCCGGCAGCGAGGGCGGGTTTATCCAGCGTTATGAAGCAGAAGGCAAGAAGTACATACAGATAATTAATTTCGAGAAAAACCAGCATATCCACAAAGAAGAAGCCGAAAGCACCATACCAGCACCGGAAGTTAAAATGCCAGCACCGCATCAGCACCACCTTAGCACCACCTTAGCACCACCTGAGCACCACCTTGACACCACCTTAACACCGCATGAGCACCACCCCAATACGCCTAGTAGTCTAATACTAGTAGCTAGTAGTCTAGAATCTAGTAGTCTGGAAACTAGTAGCTTGGAACTAGTAGCTAGTAGTCAGAAAGAAGAACCTGTTGATGTTGTTGCTGGGGCGCGCGCGGGCGCGGGAAGCGGGTCATCTGACCTTGCGAAGGTGCTGTCGCATTACATGGAGCATATTAGCTGCGCCATGCCGCCATCAATGGTCAGCGCTGCGGTGCAGGAATATCTTGACCACATGGAGCCAGACGTAATCATCGACGCCATTGACAGGGCGGCCGCAGAAAACACGCGGAAGTGGTCATACGTCAACGCGATACTCAAAAGCCGCAAGGAAAACAGAGTACGCAACATGGCAGACGTTGCCCGCGAGTCCGCCGAGCGGGACAGGCAGAAAGCAAGCGGGAGAAGCCCACCAGCCGGAAAGCAGAGGCAAAAAAACATATACGCCGAGCTTGCTGATAAAGCAAGGGCGGAAGAAATCGAAAGGACGGTAGCTGTCAATGACACAAGCTGAAACCGGTGAGCTAATGGCGCTTATAGCCGAGGAACACCCGAAATTCATGGACACCCCAAACCCGGAGAAAAGGCTGGAACTATGGGAGGAGGCGTTTCGGAGAGTGCCTTACGAGCTTGTTGAGTTTGCCGTGAAACGGATGCTGATAGAAAGCCCGTATACGCCGAAACTGGCTGATGTCGTGCAGAGAATCAAGGAAACGCTTAACAGCGAGGACGATGCGACGGAAGCATGGAACGCCCTACGCAAAGCGGCGTCACGGGCATCGGTAATCACCGCCGCCGAGTTTGAAGTCCTGCCCTACGAGGTAAGGAAATTCTGCGGCAATATGTCCGGCCTCTGGGATTTAGGTATGCTCGAAGCCGATATACTCAACTCGGTCACGCGGGGCCAGTTTATGAAAATTTTCGACACTCTGAAACGCCGCAGGGAAACGCAGGAGCTTATGCCGCCGGAGCTTAAAGCCTTGATAGGCGGGAGCGTGAACAGCGTGCCGAGGCCGAAGCGGCTAACTGACGGGGACTGGAACTCGCGTAGAAACGAGCAAATCGAGCGGCTTGAACGCGCCGCCGCGCCGGTATGACAGGGAGGCAAGCGATGACCGAAACACAGGAAATGGCGTACTGCGAATGCATAGCTAAGATTGCCATGCTCGAGTACCGGATGAGGCTGCACCCGGAAAGCGCAAGAAGGCTCGCGGACACCGCGATAGCTGCGACTATAGCATCGGAGGCGTATACGGACTACGCCAGAATGCTGACGCTGATGGCGATAGCGCAGACGGCAGCGCTGGTGCTGGGCGGGGCAAACGCCGCGATGACGCAAGCGGCAGAAACGGAGGAAAAAGACATTGACGAAGACACAGAGGGCAGTGAACACGGCTGCATACGTCGCGCTGACCGCGGTATGTGTGATTGCGATGCTTGCGGTACCGTCAGTTGACGCGCCGCAGAGAACGGCGGCAGGAGAAAAGCAGGGGGAAGAGCCAGAACCACCCTATGCAAGCGCGGCCACATACGACTTAGCCGGATGGAGGCCGCAGCACGCAGAACCGGGGCAAATCAGGGTAATCACCCCGGAAGAGGACATGGCGAGCATTGAGCGGTACGAGGCGCGCATTGACGAACTCTGGCTGCTGCAGGAATACAACGAAGTCCCGCTTGCGGTTATGCCGACGGAGGACAGGACAGTGCCGATATACGAGGTCTACAAGAACGGCACGCTGATCACGGCGGCAACCCCTGAACTCCAATGGATGGCGCGGGACATCGCCGAAACTCACGGAATCCCGGAAAGGTTCATATTTGCTCTGATTACGCTTGAATCAACGTGGAACCCGCGCACGGTGAACGAACGGGGGCCGTGGATAGGCCTTACGCAGATGTCCGGCTACTGGAAAACAGCAAGGACGCTCACGGAATACCGCCTGACCGACAGGCACAGGGATTACGACCTCTACGACCCTTACGATAACTTGCTATCGGCAACGGAAATGTGGCTGTACGGCATTGACAATTACGACATCGACCCAGCTACCGATTTAGGCATAATGCGGCTTGCGTATTTCCACAGCACTGGGAAAAACCCGGACGGCGTGACCGGGGAATCCTCACACCCCGGCTGGCACAGCAGCTATTACAACCACCTTCTGCGGTTTATGGGCGAGATGGCGGAGATACAGCACACCGCACACGGAGGATAAAACTATGGTACGAAAATGCGATAAATGCACAGGATACGACCCGCACGGCAAGCCCGGGCTGCGCTGCACCAAGCTCAACGGATGGGTAAGCGCGTCGTTCGAGGACGTAAAAGGCGACTGCAACTGCGCATATTATGAAACGGCGCTTAAGCCGGGAGAGAGAGGTCAAAAATGAGCACGGACAAAGTATACGGCCGCACCGTCATACAGTGCGACATGAACTGTGAAAGCTATATTGAGGCTGACAGCTTTGATGAGGCGGTCGCGGAGAAGAAAGAACAAGGCTGGAAAAACCGCAGGGTAAACGGCGAATGGCTTGACCTATGCCCGGACTGCGCGGAGGCACTATGAAGGTTGAAGAATACAAATCGCTGGCAAAGCAGCGCAAATACCGCAACACGCCCACAGAGCGGGTTACGGATAGCGGTAACGTTATCAAGTTCGCCTCGCAGAAAGAGGCCGCCCGTTATGACGAACTTATGCTGATGCTTAAAGCCGGTGAGATACGGAAGCTGAAAATACACCCGCAATATACGCTAATCGAATCATATACAACACCAGAGGGCGAAAAAGTCAAGAGGGAACATTACACGGCAGACTTTTCGTACATTTTGAAGCTGCATGACGATATCAGCGTCAATGAATACTGGCAGCTTGTAGTTGAGGACGTGAAAAGCGAGGCAACGCGCACAGCGTCGTACCTTGCCAAGACAAACAGGCTGCTCGACATATTCGGCATTAGCGTTACGGAGGTTTAGCGATGCCAGTTAGAGTTGCGTTATCTAAAGATTTAACAATAGACAGCTTCGCCGGAGGCGGCGGCGCAAGCACCGGGATTGAGGCAGCGCTAGGCAGACCGGTTGACATCGCCATTAACCATGACCCATGCGCTATAGCAATGCACAAAGCAAACCACCCTTATACGCACCACTACAACGAAAACGTGTGGGACGTAGACCCGCGAGAAGCTGTAAAAGGCCGCCCGGTTGCGCTTCTTTGGCTCTCCCCGGACTGTACACATTTCTCCAAAGCTAAAGGCGGCAAGCCGGTTAAAAAGGAAATAAGGGGCTTGGCATGGGTTTCCGTTCGATGGGCCGCCACAGTCCGTCCGAGGGTAATCATCCTTGAGAACGTTGAAGAGTTCAAGACGTGGGGCCCGATAGAGAACGGCCAGCCAGTCAAGAATAAAGCCGGACAGACATTCAACAGCTTTGTAAACGCGCTGCGCAAGCACGGGTATACGGTGGACTGGCGAGAACTTAGGGCGTGTGACTATGGCGCGCCGACTATAAGAAAGCGGTTATTTCTGATAGCCCGTTGTGACGGACAGCCTATTATGTGGCCTGAACCGACTCACGCGGCGCCAGACATCGACGATGTAAAGAGCGGGAGATTAATGCCATGGAGAACAGCAGCGGAAATTATTGACTGGTCGTTACCGTGTCCGTCAATTTTTGATACGTCGGGTGAAATATGGGAAAAGTATGGCATAAGAGCCATTAGACCGCTTGCGGAAGCGACCATGCGGCGCATAGCCCGGGGATTAAAGAAGTTTGTAATCGATAACCCAGAACCGTTCATTATTGACTTTAAGTTTGACAATCAGCCAAATGGTGAAAGCAAACCGTTGAATACAATAACTGCGGTCAATGGTTACGGTCTTGTAGCACCTTCGCTTGTTAAATATCACGGAGAAAAATCACCGCGAGAAGTGCGCGGCCAATCGCTGGAGGATCCCTTGCTAACTGCGGATACGTCTAACCGCTACGGACTCGTTACAGCCTTTATGTCGAAATACTATGACGGCGGCTACAAAGGAGCAGGGAACGCGCTGACAGACCCGCTTAACACCGTGACGGCATGGGATCATAACGCGGTCGTGACTTCACACTTGACGATATTCCGAAACAACAGCAACGGCCAGAAAGCGGACGAACCGGTAAACACGATTATGACAAGCGCCGGACACTTCGGTGAGGTCAGGGCTTTCTTGATTAAATATTACGGCCAGGGATCGGGGCAGTCAGCCGCCGAGCCGCTGCACACCGCGACAAGCAAAGACAGGATAGGGCTTGTCACAGTCCACGGCGAGGAATACGCCATTGTTGATATCGGGCTGAGAATGCTGTCACCCCGGGAACTGTTTAACGCGCAAGGTTTCCCGCCTGACTATATCATCGACATAGGCGCTAACGGCGAAAAAATATCAAAAGCAGTGCAAGTGGCGCGATGCGGGAACGCAGTCCCGCCGCCGTTTGCGGAAGCTCTGACTAGGGCAAACCTACCGGAATTATGCGGCTAAGACAGGAGATTGCGTGATGATAACAGACAACGACTGCCTGAAACGATGCCCTTTCTGCGCCGGGCGCGGCGTTATCGCTGTATACGGCAAAACATACACGGCGCTCTGCGAGAACTGCGGCATTGAAACCCCGCGATACGCAACACGCCGCGAAGCCGTCGAAAATTGGAACCGCAGGGCATACGAACTGCTGCACGAAGCTATCAGCTACTGCGCCATGCAGCGTTACACGAGGGCAGAAACCGAGACTGTTATATCACGGGTCAGGATGGAGGCAACGATATGAGCGATAGTTACCCGCCGATGTGGGCGCGGGTGTGCGAAGGCAAGCGGTGGATATACGCAGTCTGTGAGGACGGCAGGGTCACGAGGACCAGCAAAGTCAGGCATATCGAAACCCGGGTCAAAGTGTTCTTGCATAGCAGAGGTCACGCGACAGTAAAGATAAACGGCAGTGTACGCACGCTTAAAAACCTCATAGCGAAGCACTTCGTTAAAGGCTGGAAACCCGGCATGTACGTTGAGTGCATTGACGGCAACCAACTCAACTGCGCAGCGTGGAACCTCAGGCTGTACACGCATTCCGAACATGGCAAACGGACAGGGTGGAAAAGCGGAAAGGCGAAACCAGTGACGGCCAACGGCAAGCGTTACGCAAGCTACAGGGAGTGCGGAAAAGCGATGTACGCGAGCTATCAGACAATCTCCGACTGCATAAGCGGCAGGTCGCGTAACTCTGTATTAAGCGGCATGGGGATTGCCCCGGTTGAGGAATGAGGGGAAGGAAAGGAAATGGAATATGAGGATATTGAAATACGAACTAGAGATAACTGATTACCAAAGGATTCTGTTAGGCAACCAATATGCAGAACCTCTATCCGTGGCAGAGCAGAATGGTAAATTGATGCTGTGGGCGATGGTTTATGATGGCAGTATCTCGGAGGAATGGGCGATAGATGTAAAAATCATAGGTACCGGCAATCGAGCCGAAGAAGATGTCGGCCCCAAAGGGTTTATCGGCACAGTCGTCATGTCGCATGGGCTTGTATGGCATGTGTTCGCTGATATCCGGCGCAACAAGAGCGCATTGCGAAAAAGGAACGGATTTTAAGGACTATGACACATAGGGAGGGCTGACGGATGAATGACAAACTGACTGCAAGCCTGTCTCTTGATATGCTGGCGCATTTGAAAAAGCGGGGGCAGAAGCCGAACATAAAGGCTTTGACAAACGCAGTTGAGCGTTTGTGCCTTGCGGCTACGCAGAAAAGCGCAGGGCAAAGGAAAGACGACAATCCCGATAACTCCGTGAACTGGAAAAGCCCTGAGATTGATTTATGCCAGTACATCATTCTCTGCGAGGCGGTGGCGTTAGTGTTGTCAGGAGAGCTAAACAAACTTGTGGACGAAGGTGAGGACAAAACCAATGCTGACTGAACAGGAAATAGCGGAGATAGAAATGTGTATTGAAGACCGTTACAATAACTGCCCGTTATGCAGATTGAAATATATGGCTGCCGATAAGCTCCTTGCCGACCGTGCCGAGCTTGCCAAAGAAATTGAGCGGCTGAAAAAGACTACTGCTCATTGGCTTGCGTCAAAATTTATTGAATCGCAATCCAGTGATATTACGCGGTTGCAAGCTGACCTCATTACACTAACGAGCGAACGCAGCCGCTTACAGGCGGAGGTTGAGCGGCTGAAACAAGCGTACATCGAGAATACGAATGAGCATTTTAACCGAGGCGTAAAATTAGAGGCAGACCGCGACCGCTTGCAGGCTGAAAACGATGCGCTAAAAAGGGCAATGACTGAACATACCAGAGACGAGAACTGCGTCTTTCATATTAAGTGTTTTTCGTGCAAGCGCAAAGAAGCTCCGTCCGAAGATTGCGACAGTTGCGACAATAATTTTAGCGGCTGGGTGTTCGATTACGACAGATTCAAAGATGGGGGCGATGATAAATGAAACGTAAAGAATTTGAGGAAATAAAAAAGAGATACGCAAGAAAAAATATTTGAGATAAAAGAGGTAGACGACAATGACTAAAGAACTGCTGGACAGGGCGAATGCGTTAGATAAAAAATTACAGCAAGCAGAATATGAATTGAAATGCACAGGCGAATACGCATATGAAGTGACTATACGTATTAATGGAAAACATTGGGGTATCAAAGATATTCTCGGTATGGACATGGAGAACGACCTTCATGTGCAAATCCGTAGGGCGCTAACAGAAAAACGCGACAAGCTCCAAGCCGAGTTCGATGCGCTGGGGAATGGGGGTGATGACAAGTGAACAATAACAAAGTTGAATTAAATATCTGCCCAGACGAAATAATCACGGTTAACGGCAAAGAGTACGTTAGCTGTGAGTACGCCAAACAGCTTGCGCTCCAAGCGAAGTATGACGCAGATTTAAATTTTGCTGAAAAGCTGATGGGTCGAAGGGAGTTTAATTACGCGGAAAGCCCAGCTTATAAAGAGATAGCATTTATCTGCGGCCTCGTTGCCATTACTGTTATCTTAGCAGTAACCATCATTATGGTGAAACAGGAAGTCGAGAACTGATTGAGAATGGGTGTATACTGCATAAAGAATACGGGTCGGAAGCCTACAATAAATGCCCGCTGATAGAAATGGAAGGAGCGTAAACGATGGATAACAGCAGATATTTGTTTAGGGGGAAACGGTTAGACGACAGGGAATGGGTAGTTGGCAACCTTGTCATCGGTGAAATCGGCGGTTGCTGGATATTGCAGATAAAAATGAAAAGCCGCAAAAATAGAGATGGGGATTTGGAGATTAGCGAAAAGGTGTATGAATACGCCATAGACGGTGAGACGGTAGGACAATGCACCGGGCTTTATGCCGCTAAATCCTATATGGGTGAGGGCGAGGAAGATAGGCTGATTTGGGAGGGCGACATTGCAAATGATGAGATAGGCAAAGGCGTTATACGATATATTGACGGAGCGTTTGGATTACACTACTTAGAGCCATATGATAAAGATTGGCTTTCAACGTTATTGCTTGTTGCCTGTGGCGATGACGATATTTGCGAAGTTGAAATCATCGGTAACATTCACGATGAACAGGAGGCCGCACAATGAGAAGTTATTTGAAACCGTGTATTGAAGCGGAAGACCTCTACATCGTGACGAACGAAGACCTTGACAAAGAATACTTAATGCGGAGCAGAGAGATAGACGGGCATATAGTCCTTTTCGACTACAAAGAGGATTTGCACAAGACAAATGGCGACCCGTACACATTCTCTCTCAAAAAAGCGTCTACGCAAGAAAAAGAGCAATGGATGTTAGATACTGTCAAGCAGGTCATGGTAAGGCTGGTGGAAGAAGTGAACAAAGAAATGCGAAGCCAAATCAGGCTTGACATTGATAGTACCGTATTTTGGGAATGGGAGAAAAATAATGAATCTTAATCTGGAAATCCGAGCAAAGACCTTAATCGGCGAAATACGAAACGAACAAGATAGACTTCCGAAGGAAAGGGATTGAGGCAAGAGCTGAAAAGCCAGCGGAGAAAAGGCGAAATCACCGATGATGAATACTACGACCGCATTAATCAACTCATATAGACTGGAGGAGACGGCATGAACAAGACAGGCATAGAATATTGCGATATGACTTTTAACCCTGTCACCGGCTGTCTGCGCGGCTGCAGCTACTGCTATGCGCGTGGTATTGCGCGACGGTTTGAGGGATATAGCAAGGAATTAGCAAGCGAATACCAAACACCAATAAGGGTTTACGCAAGTAACGCTGTTATCTGCTCTTTAGATTACCCGTTGTTGAAGCATACGAGCAAGGGAGAAGTAAAAGCACCGTACCCTTTTGGATTTGACCCCACCTTCCACCGTTACCGCCTCGGCGAACCAGCCAAAGTCAAAAAGCCGCAGACAATATTCGTCGGCAGCATGACGGATCTGTTCCATGACGCAATACCTGACAAGTGGATTGAGGCGGTGTTTGAGGCTTGCAAAGCCGCGCCGTGGCACAGATATCTATTTTTAACAAAGAACCCAAAGCGCTATACAAGAATGGGATGGGAGCTACCACGCGGGAAGAATTATTGGTATGGAGCAACTGTAACAAGAGACGGGGAAACGTCTTGGTACTCAATGCTTCATAATACTTATATCAGCGTTGAGCCATTGCTTGACAGAGTTATCGTAGCATCCCGCTCCGCCATAGCACCAAATTGGGTGATAGTGGGCAAAATGACAGGTGCGGGTTCAGACAAGCATGAACCAAAGAGAGAATGGATTGAGCAGATGGAGTTTCATTGCAGGACAATGGGAGTGCCGCTGTTCATGAAAAACTCGCTGCGGAGGCTTATGGGCGATGCGTTTGTACAGGAAAAGCCGTGGGGAGTGGGGGTGCGCGACAGTGAAAAAGCAATCAAAAATGAGCATTGCGCGTCAACGGTACAATGAAATGGTTAGTTACTGTAGTGCAACAAATGATATGGGGTTAGACGCTTTTGGCGCTTGTTACAGATGCCCTTATCCCAAGCAGTGTTCGGAGTTGACAGAATTAGGTTTGCCTCCTAGCAGCGGATTCAGATTCAACCAAAACTATTATAAAGACAAAAAGAAAATAACATACATATTAGGCATATCCACATAGCAAAACGCGCCCTGCAAGGCGCGGATTGCCGGTAGTTAGGGCAGTGTGTTAGTCAACACTATTCTAAACGATAAGGCGGTGCTGTGTCAATGGAAAAATCATGTAAGTCTTGCAGATGGGGAGGCGCGAACGATGCGATCAGCGGTTTGTTCCCCGGCGATATTATATGCGTGTGCTGTAAGTCGGAGCAATGCACGGAGTATGTGGACGCTGCTTATTGCTGCGGATACTGGGAAGCGGGGGTTGAGTGATGCCGAGGGAACACCAGCGCGAGAAAAACAATCCCTATCTGCTACCGCACAACCTGTACATGCGCGTGCTGTACATCATACGCGACTATGCCAGGGTTAAGGAAGAGTACCATGCGATACTGCAGTCAAGCCCAGCGCCGCGCATAACCTCCGGATATGACGCGCGCGGCAGGTACGTCAGCGAGATGATGCCGGGCAGCGGGGGCGTTTCAGACCCGACCATGGAAAAGGCGATGAGGCTGGCGGTAATATCAAGCGAGCTGCACGCGGTAGAACAGGCGCTGCTTATGGTGAAGGCGGAATACAGGGACGGCGTGATGGCGAACATAACGGAGGGAGCGCACTTCCCGAAAGGGGCGGGAGTAAGCACATACCGAAGGTGGAAGCAGCGATATGCGTACTATGTGGCAAAAAAACTGAAATTTATCTGAAAATGAGCATAGCGGGAAAAATAATTAACAAAATGAACACAAAGGGAAAAAGTCAAGTGGTATAATGGGTAGCATGGGAAACTAGCGGCTACCGGAATCGGGCAGTCGCTAGTGCATTTTCTGGAGTGCCATCGGAGGGCAGCACATGACATACTCGGACGAGCGCGGGACATTCATATGGCGCTACGTCGGCGGCAGGAGGATAAAGATTTACACAGGGCAGTCCCTCCCCGATGCGATGAGGGAATCAGGTAAGTTCCCGAGCACGAAAAAGCGGTTGCAAACTGAGGCTGATAATGGTATAATCAGCGCAGGGGTGAAAGCCATTAATAACCCGATCGAACTGAGCCACCCCGTAGACGTGGCTTTTGGAGCTAAAGAGCTTAACCTGAAACAACAAGAACTGCTAGACAAGCTGCCAGGCTATGGCTCGAAGGTAATAGTGAGCAAGCGCGATGTGTCAATGCTTGATTTGGCGGCATTGACGGCGAAAACAGGTGATGAGTTCGCCATGTTTACGCGTAAGGGAGAGCGGCTGATTATCAGAGGCGACAAGAGTCAGGTGCCGTTGTATAAAAGCGGTGCATTAGAGTTGAACGCAAAAGGCTATAAGTGGAGCGGACACACACATCCAGGATTTGACGCAAAAAGCCTTGTTGTTTCTGATGGCGACAGAAAAATACTCGGCTATTTTACGCAGAGCAGCAGCGTATTATACAATGCGGCGGGAAAACATGTTGTGTTTGAGAGGGAATGATACTATGAATGATTTCAAAGAAAACAGACCGCTTATGCAAGCTATTCACAAGTATACAGATGCAATAGGCTTAGTGTTGCCTCGCCGTGCAGTTTTTGAGTGGGGCATAGACTGCGTAGGTGTTTTTGTTGATACCAACTTAGTGCTTTCTGTTGGGCTGCCGCCAGTGTCAAACTATACCGTCCGCGAAACGGAGCATACCCGACAGTACCTCCATAAAAAAGAGCCTGTCGCAGTATAGGAAGGATGACTTGTGTGGTGGTGGTTAAAAAGCTAGAAGACACAAACGAATTGGTTACCTACGCATACGGAGTCGAAACACAAAATACAACAGGAAAAATACAAATAAATAAATCGAGCAACGAAGTGACTTGCCTGAAAATGGCCGATGACGATAGTGCTTCTTTATTTGGCATTTTCGCTAGGCTTGTTCGTCATGTAATAGCTGATGCCGGATATCCCAACGTCAGAAGCATAGCGACAGGATAGCGTTTGAAATAACAACCGGAGTAAGGAAAACGCCATGGACAACTTCAAAGCCATATACAAAATCCTGCGTTCGCTTGAAGCCGCGATGGACTGCCCGGAGTTCGACATAACGCAGATAAATCATGAAGCCCTCGGCGTGTCTGCCGAACGGTGGGCGCGGTATATTGAGATGATGTCGGACACAGGGCTTATCAAGGGAGTAAAAGTATATGGGGACATTTTGGGAGAGACGCACATTGATAACGACGGGATCCGAATAACGCTCAAAGGGCTTGAATACCTCACGGAGAACAGCATAATGCAGAAGCTCTACAAGGCGGCAAAGGGGATTAAGGAAATCATGCCCGGGTTGTGAGCATTGTTTACGGCAAAAATAATTGTTGCATAGCGGCAGCGGCTGTGGTATAATCCCACTAAGGCAACAAAGGTACAAGTCTATAGTTATCCAAGTAAAAGCCCGGGGGTCGAGTCCCCGGGCTTCCGTTTGGGCTAGTTGTCGCGATGGTCGTCCCCGTCTAGCCACTTGCAAATGTAATAGGCGATTACACTTGCCATAACGGAAACGATAAAGGTACAAAGGTCTATAATTATCCCCCCCTTCCTGTTGCCAGTGTAGGGAGCGACAACGTCTGCATTATACAGCCGGGCAAGCGCTGTGTCAACATAGGGCACTTAGGAAAGCATAACGGAAACCGCTCCTGACAGGGCGGTTTTTTCATACGCAGTATTGCACGGAAAGGCGGAGGCGGCATAGTGGACAAACATATCAAAATGCTGCTTATAAAACTGTCGCCGCGATTTAAGGTCACAGTTAATACCACGATGTTCTATGACGACGAAAACCAGAAGTTTTCCAATATCATCAACCTGAAGATAACAAGAAAGGTTGACGGGCAGGTTCACAAAAGCCGGATGCACGGAAAGCGAGAGCTGATAAGTGAGTTGGTGAAATGGGCAGAGGAAAGCCGTTAGGCGACAAAAAGCGCAAGCTCATAATAGCTGATTATGTGAGATTGCAGAACTACCGTGAGGTTGCAAGGGTACACGGTGTGTCAGATGTAACCGTGAGAAGGCTCGTTGCAAAAGAGCCGAAGGTGTCGCAAGATGTCGCACAAAAACAAATAGAGAATACCGAGGACACCCTTGCTTATATGGCATCCCAGCACGAAACGAAAAAGCGCATCGCCGACAAGTTGCTCAAAGCAATAGAAACTAAAGCTGAGACGGTTGACATGTTCACCAACGTAAAGGACCTGACAACGGCCTACGGCATAATCGTCGACAAGGAACTGAAGTTCGCAGAGATAAAGGGGCTCGCGGGGGAGCATCCGGAAGCTTACAATGAACTCCCTGCGCGCGTGATGGGCAGCGAGTGGGTTGACGTCAACAGAAGCATAGACGACCGCGAGTACAGCCAGTATGACTTCCGGGGCGGGCGCGGTAGCCTCAAGTCTTCTTTTTGCGGGTTAAAACTAATAGACCTAATAATGCGCAACAATCGGTTCTGCGGATTGGCCATCAGGCAACTGAAAGACAACCTGAGGGACAGCGTGTACAGCCAAATAGTCTGGGCCATTGATGAACTCGGGTTGACCGATGAGTTTCACTGTAGAAAAAGCCCGCTTGAGATAAGGCGTAAAAAAACTGGTCAAGTTATATATTTCCGGGGCGCGGATGATCCGGGTAAAATCAAGTCTATCAAGCCGCCGAACGAAATGCACATAGGCATCATATGGATAGAGGAGGCGGACCAACTCAAGGGCGCGGACGTGCTTAGGAACATAATTCAATCGGCATTCCGGGGCGGCGATGAGGGTATCCTGTTCCGGTCGTACAATACACCGATCAGCCAGCAGCACTACATCAACGTCGAGGGGCGCAAGGAGAACCCTCACAGGCTCATACACCACAGCCATTTCAAGTATGCGCCGCGAAAATGGCTGGGGGAGACGTTCTGGGCAAAGGCTACGGAACTGCTTGAGACGAATGAGCGAGCGTACCGGCACGAATATGACGGCGAGGCTACGGGGACCGGCGCGAACGTGTTTGAAAACGTAAAAATTGAACCAATACCCGACGAAGAAATAAAACGGTTCGACCGGCTTTATTACGGCCTCGACTGGGGTTACTACCCCGACCCGCTGCACTTCGCCGAGATGTACTTTGACGCGGCGCGGCAGAGGCTATATATATACGGCGAGAAGCGGCTGTGGAAATCAAGCAACGAGAACACGGCACGCGTACTGAACGATTATCAGGGCGTGCTTACAACGGCTGACAGCGCGGAGCCTAAGAGCATAGCGGACCTTCGGCAGTGGGGCTTCAACATTGCCGGGGCCATAAAAGGGCCGGGCAGCGTCGAGTACTCCATGAAATGGCTGCAATCTCTGAATGGGATTATCATAGACCGGTCGCGGTGCCCGCATACGGCAGAGGAGTTTTTGACCTACGAATACGAGAGGAACAAGGATAACGAGATTATGAGCGGGTACCCCGACGCGAACAACCATTCCATCGACGCTGTGCGCTACGGTTTAGAGAGCATCTGGAAGCGTCGAGGACAATAAAGCAAGGCGGTGAGCAGATGGGTTTTATTTCCGCTCTTAAGAGGTGGGTGAGCAGATTGTTCAGTAAAAAGACGATAGAGCAGGCAGTGGGCGTGCCGGTGCTGGCGACGCAGGAGCAGCTTGACGAGTTCGCGCTGTGGAAGAAATGCTATATTGGCGAAGCGAAATGGAATAATGACGACACGCCGAGCCTGAACATAGCGCGCACGATATGCAGCGAGACGGCGCGTAACGTGACCATTGAGCTTGAATCGGAGCTGCAGGGCAACGACTACCTCAATGAGCAGTACCAGCGCGTGATAGAAGAGCTGCGGGGCATAGTGGAGAAAGCGGCGGCGATGGGCGAGGTCGTGCTGCGGCCATTTGAGAATAATGGCAAAATACTCGTAACCGCAGCCGACAGGCTCTCGTATTACCCTGTGCGCTACGACGTTCAGGGGGAGCTCGAGAGCGCGGTTTTTATTGAGCGGCAGAGGGAAGGCAAGGCGTATTACACGCTGCTGACGCTTTGCGACTGGAGCGAGGGCGTTTACACGGTGGAGAACACCGCTTATAAATCAACGTCCGCGGACAGGCTCGGCTCTAAGGTAAGCCTGGAAAGCGTAAAAGCATGGGAGTGGATGGAACCCTCAACCGTATGGAGGACGACGCGCCCATGGTTCGTGCCTCTGGCAGCCCCTAACGCGGAAGCCGTGTTCAGCGCGGCGGTGGAACTGATACGCCTTGCCGACGAACAGGACGCGCGCATAACATGGGAAAACGAAGCCGGGGAGATGGCCATAGACGCTTCCAGCGACATGTTCCGCGTCACAGGCACGATGAACGCGCTGAACCCGAAGCAAAGCATGACGAGGCTTGAGCTTCCGAAAGGCAAAGAGCGGCTGTACCGCACAAATCAGATGTCAGGCGAGCATTTCAACGGTATGCAAGCGTGGACGCCAGAGCTTCGTATCGAACCGCTCGCAAAGCGGCTTGAGATGATTAAGAAGCAGATTGAGACGGTCGCCGGGCTTTCGTACGGCATGCTCAGCGAAGCGCAGTCGGTGGAGAAGACGGCAACCGAGATAAAACATGGGCGGCAGCGGTTTTATGTGCTGGTGTCGTCGCTGCAGAAAGCGGCTCAGACAGCCTTGGAATCGCTTGCCGCTGTTATGGGGGAGATTGCCATAGCGCACGGGCTTGACGGCAAATACAGCGAGGTTACGTTCCACTGGGGCGATTCTGTGCTGACAACGGAATCGGAGCGGCAGGAGGAGTTCGACAAGCGAATGCAGCTCATGCAGCGGCTGCAGGGCATAGGCGTTGTAGGCGCTGCGGAAACGAGGGCTGCGCTGGCGGAGTTCAGCGACTTCTTCCACCTGATTACGCCGGAGATGGTGGCGGAATCGGCGGCGGCTCTGCCGGAAGCGCCGGGCGGTGAATTCTGATGCTGCACCCGAATTACTTCATAGACCAGCTTAACACGCTGACTGAATTGTACGCTGACCTTCATACGGCGATATTATCGTCTATATCAAGGCACATAGCCGATACTCTCCGCGCAACCGGAAAGCCCGGGCTTATGCCTAGCACCAAGCGGCAGATTGAGGCCGCGCAGGCCGCAGGGCTGCTCCGCGATGAAATCGCATCCCACATAGCAAGAACCCTGTCCGTGAGCGTGCCTGAAATAAAACGCGTCTTCGATGACGCGGGCGTTGAGACGCTGCGTTACGACAACGAGATATACAAAGAAGCCGGCTTGCCGCCTGTTATATACAACCAGTCGCCTACGATGCGCCGCATACTCGAATCGCGCATAGGCAAGTTCACGGCATCGCTGAAACGGCTGACAGGCACGGTAGCGATAAACAGCGAGGATTTGTTCGAGCGGACGCTTAACACGGCGTACGGCAAGGTGGCAAGCGGCACGCACAGCTATACGGAGGCTCTGGCCGAGGGCATGGACGACATGCTGCGCGAGGGTGTGAGCGTGTTCAGCTATTCAAGCGGCCGGAACATAAGCATAGAGGCTGCGGTGCTGATGAACCTGAGAACGTCCGTCAGCCAAGCCGCCGCAGAGATAACAAAGCAGGGAATGATAGAGCAGGGCTGCGAGTACGTCGAGACCTCAGCACATATGGGCGCGAGGAACAAGGACGTACCCGGCAAGCCTTGGGCTAATCACGAAAGCTGGCACGGGAAAATTTTCCATTGGGGAGACCTCAGAGAAGAACCAGGGTTTAGTAAAAATATGTTGCAATCTGAGGCGGATGATGGTACAATGAATACTGTGGAAAACGAGCTGACAAGAGAAAATTCTGCGAGTACTCTAGATAGGTATCCTGTTACACAGGAGCAGATAGATGATATTCTTAGGAACGAACTAAAGGACTTTGAATTTCCAGTTCACCCGACATATAACCCCCGCCTACGTATCGGATATGGGCAAACGAGATATGAGTCGTATAAAGGCGGACGTATTGGGAAGATAACAGCAATTGAAATTGGAAAACAACAATCCCCGCACAGAACATCGCTAATTAGCACCCTGTTGCATGAACACTATGAAGCGTTGATACTAACAAATCAAAAAACAGATAACTTTTATTTAAAACTGCACAACATGACAGAAAAGGACAGGCACAGTTGGATTGAGCGGCAAGTAAGTAAATTCTTTAAGGAACTTCGGGAGGGTCTAAGATGAACTGGGATGATGTATTTGATGTTTTGCTTGATGGCACTGACGCGCAAATAGAAAGCGTTAAATGCCCTGAATGTACCGGCGGGTTGACTTTTGCGTATTTTCCCATAACAAACAGTATGTTCTTGCAATGTGCTAGCTGCGGAGCGACTATACGCTCAAACGGCGTTGAGAAAGTTCCAAATTTTGCATTAGCCTCTGCAACATAGACATAACAAACAAGCCTGAGCGTCTACACCGTAGGCGCTTTTGTTATGCACGAAACTGAAAAAACTAGCACGGAGCCGCTATGTAGCGGCTTTTTTACTGGGGGTGGTGGCGTTGGCTGACATAGAATATCCTGACTTCATAAAATCGACAGGCTTCGGGCTTGTCGATGGTCTATGTGGAGCCAACTGTTAGCCGGCACAGTTTCTCCCCATTCTACCCCGGGATAACCGCGCCGCGCTGGTCGCCAGAGGAGCTGAAAGAATACGCAGAGAAAAAATACAAGTTCACAGGCGCGGACGGCAAGGAAAAGACCGTCGGGGCTTACGAGGCGAGCCAGATACAGCGCGGGCTTGAACGCGAGGTTCGCGCGTGGAAAAAGCGCATTGCCGTCAAAGAAGCCGCAGGGCCTGACGCGGCTGATAAAGCCGGGGTGGGCGAGGACAGGGAAAAGCTTAAATACTGGCAGAAAAGGCTGGACAGCTTCTGCAGCGATACCGGGCTGCGCAGGCAATACTTCCGCGAGAGGGTCGCGAAAAAATAGGAGGATTGGATATGGCAAGAAAACTTAACGACACGCAAAAGCAATACGTCGCCGCGATAAAAGAAGCGGCAACCGAAGAGGAGAAAGAAGCGGCGGCGAACGAGCTAATGGAAAACGCGAGCCTTCCTGTGGGCACAATACGGAACCTGCTTGAATCCGGGCATATAACGCAGGATATGGCGGACATGCTCATTGCGCACTCGGCAGCGTATGCGGAAGCGCAGACGGCGGCACAAGAACCAATGCCCGAACCAGCAGCCGCAACGCCCGCGAATTCGCCGATATCGCCGCTCGGCGGTACGCTTCCGGCAAACCCATCACCCGCGCCGCTTCCCGGCGGCCCAGTTCAGTCACCGTCGCCGATGAGCGACCCGTTGCCGTATACGCTAGACCAAGAAGGCGCTGAGATTAACGCCGCATTGCGTCGAGTAATACAGCGCGGAGATGTATGGGATGGCAAGCAAGACCAATTGACCACTCAGCAGCTAAGCAATATAGCCGCAGTACCCGGCTTGCAGACAGGCGTAACCAACGCCGCCAATACGGCTAACGCCGCAGAAACGGCGGCTAATGCTGCAACGGCAGCGGCGGCAACCGCAACATCAACGGCTAATGCTGCAGTAAAGACCGTCAACGGCAACGCCCCCGACGCAAGCGGCAACGTGAACACTACTGGCACAGGCGGCACAAGCGTACACAACGAGCTTACAGGGCGTGACGCGGCGAACCAGCACCCGATAAGCGCGATAGCAGGGCTTGAAACGGCGTTGTCCGAACCGGAAAGAGATTTTACTGCTCTTCCGATACAAGAAGGCGAACTATCGCAGAACGCTGTTACCGACAGCAAGATAGGGTTCAGGGCGGTTTTAGACCAAGTCGCTGACGGCAATTTAGTGCCGATAAACAACAAATACCTGACTACGTGGCTACAGGCTTTACGCAATAACATGAAACACGCTTTCACAGAACTGGAACGCCTTGACGACATTGACGATGAGATTGAAAAGCGTGAAGTATTGACACTTACGGTCAATGCCGCGCAGACTGAAATTGTCGTCACGTTCTCCGACAACACGCAGGAACATATAGACATATCTAAAGCGGAGATTGACATTGACTTTGACCCCAACACAAAAGAACTAATATTCACCGACCCGCAAGGCAACGAGGAAAGAGTGCCTTTAGGCGATTTAGTGCCTGTAATCGAGGGCGATGACGGCGACCACATCAACATAGATGTTACAAATAACGTGGTATCGGCGCAGCTTAAAGCGGGTACGGTGACAAAAACAGAACTTCACGCCGATTTGGTTGATTTCATTGAAGAACAGGCATTTGACGATTCCGATGTGAATGACACTATCACTTCTCTTGAAGCAGAACTTGCAAGGGTAGAGGGTGAAATCCCCGACAACACTGACTTTGTTGACCTGACTACCGCACAGACGATTGCTGGCGAAAAGACGTTTAATGCGGATGTCCAATTTGCTGATAACAAAAATATACATATGCAGGCTGGCACGGTTGATGGTGTTTATCTACTAAAGGCAGATACGGCAGCTATCAACAATATTTCCGACAGCGAAAATGGCGATTTGGCTATCCGTATGCCTGTGTATATGACAAATAATCCGATACACGATCTTGCCGACCCTGTAGGCCCGCAAGACGGCGTAAACAAGCGTACCCACGATAAGAAACAGGACATTCCAACCGCATTGGCAAATAGCGTTATAAGCGGCTTTTCGTCGTTCCTTGCTTTCGTAAGGGGAACTCCGGCAGGTGTTTATCATGTGTCCGATGATGGCGCGTCACCCACCAACACATGGACTGATAGACCCCGTGACAACTGGCGTGGCGAGCGCAGTATTGTTGTAATTGACAAGGTGCTTGTCGGCACCGAAATAGAGGGCATAGTGACTGTAACGCCGACGACTGGCAGCCAGCCAAGCGTGTTCCGTGGCTGGTACGAAGTGGGCTGGACTAGGGCTTGGACTGAAATAGGCGGCACGGGCGGCGGCAACGCAGACGGCAATGCGTTCATGGTAGTGCCAGACTACGGGAACATGGAGCCTACGAACCTAATAACTGCATCGCCTTGGAGTTATACGGCAGACAGGATGGGTTTTGTAAAGGTTGACGCATATGTAACAGTAACAGGACCGGCGCAAACGATTGTAGCTATTAACGGCGTTGACTTTCACGTTCGAGGCGGCACTACCGAAGCCGGGACGTTAAATACACGTACAGGGGTTGCAAGGATATTTGCGGTTGCCCCCGGCGACGTTGTGCAGTGGAGGTCTGGCAACAACTTTCAGTGCCACTTTATACCGCCGAAATACATATGGGCTACCACGCCCGCAGCTGAGTTTCATGCAAAGCTTATCGGACAGCCTGATTATGCGAACATTGAAACGGTGAACCGCATAACTCAACAAGGCGGTTCGTGGACAGCAGACAGAGATGGGTACGTTTTTTGGCAAGTATATTCTTCTACGCAGCCGGGAACGATACGGATAGATATAGGCAGCAGGACGGTACAAAGAGTTTCGGTAGCAATAACAGGATTACCGCACAGTAGTGTTTTGCCAATCACAAAAGGGCAAACGGTTAGCATAACGGTAGCAAACGGCGCAACCTGGTCTGGCGGCGACAGCAGTGGTTGCTGGTTCATCCCACCGATAAGCGTAGCCCCCATGTTCGTGACGGGCGTTGACATTGTGAGCAGCACGGAGCGCGGCAAAATAAACATCGACCCCGTTACCAAAGAAGCCACAATCAACGGCTGGGAGGGCACAGGCGGCAATCCCAAGACCGTCACGATGCACAGCACGGACGAAACACACGGTGACAGCACGTTTAATTTCAGTCGCAACAATATACCCGACCTGCCCCCTGACGGCGGCATACTTGACGACATAATCATATCAGCCGATAACTTCAAGTACCTTATCACAAACGTAGGTTCATATCTTGACGGGGAACTGTTAAGGGAAGTTGGCGAACCGATAATGCCGATGCTCCCGCAGTTCCACGAACTCGAACGCTGGACATTCTGGGCGGCATCGCTTACATACGTCGGCTGGCGCAGAAAAGACGGCGGCGATTTGAGAGAGAGCGCAAATTACCAAATTCTCGGCAATTATTACGGTCAGGCTTTTGACATCATACTTGAAGACGGACATGGCGAATTGCCTAACGGTGAAAGCGTCTATATCGTCAACAGGAACGGTAAAATCCACTTGGAGGGCGGCGACGAAAACAATTACGACGGCATTGAGATATTCTCAGCAGCCGACCCCGGCGCAGTAGCACCGATGAAACCGAACACCGATGTAATGGCAACCTACTGGCACAGCAGCCGCCTACAGATTAGACTAAACGACGCTCTTTACTCCATGACAGGTCAGGAGCGGTTTGAACTCACTTTTATCGAAGTGATGAACTCGGCGAACATAGAAATGTATTCCCACATAGCATTGACTGAAAAGCTGTTTGAGCCTATTGACGAGCTTTTCGGTACGAACCCCGGCGAGATGTTTTCATTGCTGGAAGGCCCTATCCGCAGGATAGAAGATTACTGCCAGCAATACGGCGAATTTGACATGGAGAATCCCTATGACTGGGACGTTTACAATGACGTTGACGAACTGCTAAACGGCTTGAACATGATAGATATGATAGACCCGAAGCTGATGTCGCTTAAAATGGACTTCAAGTACCTAACGGAAAACGGCAGGGAATTAACGCTGATGCCGATGGGGATATCTGGCTCAAAGGGAGCAAACGAAGTGATTGTGCCGTATATCAGGAATAAGGAGAGTGTACAGTAATGAAACATTTTTACGACAAGATAAAAAGTGCAAGACTAACCATGCGGTGCTTGCGCGAAGGCAATGAACTATTGGAAGCGCAAGACACCGAAGCCAAAGACTTTGACGGTCAGTGGCTTATTGAATCCAAAGACCTTAAATGGTCATTCCCGATGGTTGCAAGGGCGATACGTCACCGTCAAACGAAACTGGTTGTCTACGAACCCCAGAAATCAGAGGTTTTCACCGGCATACAGGGCGATTACATCGACCGCGACTACTGCGAGAAGAACAAGATTGAAGTAGTGCCGTTCCCCACGCAGGGCGGCGCAGCGGTAATGAGCAAGGGTGATCTAATGCTTATCTTCGTACGACCGAACAAGAAAGGCACGTTTCATTTTCTTGATTTCGTCATGCCAAAAATCGTTGAGTACATCACAGAACACGTCAAAGATTCCGAAGCCTCCATATCCGGTAACGACATTGAGGTAAACGGTAAAAAACTGTCAGGCTCTTCAATCTCTCACAAAATGGGTTCTGTGACTGAGGGTATATTCATATCAGGCGTGAACGGTAAAAAGAACCTTGACGCAATCGGTCACAAAAAAGGAAAACGTGAAGTCACAAGCCTAAAGGAACTCGGCATTGACGCCAAGGAGTTCAAGAAGTGGCTGCTTGGCGAGGTAGAGAAAAAGGTGAACCATCCTAAAGGTGATTAGATTATACAGATTGTTATAAAGCAAGCCGCCTCAGGGCGGTTTTATTATGCACGGAAGGGGACACTATGAGCGCAGAGGACAGAATATACTACGACGAGCGCGGTGCGTACAAATGGCGGTACGTCGGCGGCAGACGTATCAAAATATACTTAGGTCAGTCGCTTGAAGACGCCATGCGCGAGAGCGGCAAGTTCCCGAGCGGTAAGACCTCCGATGTCGAAAAGCAACGTAAAATCGACAGCGTGAACATCGACTTCGACCGAGACAACACACTGCCGGGGTTGAATAAGGAGGATTTGGATGAACTAGGAAAAGAGGACAAGCCGGTTTTGCTGAAGAAAGAGATTATTGTACGAAACTTAAGAGTTCATCCAGAAGTAAAACAAGAAGAGTATAACTATCTTATAGGACAAGCGCTTTATAGTAACCCATCACACTTTCCGGGGCATAAAGATGGCTATATGAACATGGTCAGCAGAATAAACGATGGCAGTAACTCATTAGTGCTTATTGAGATGGCAGACAGTCAAGAAAAGTACGAAATAGTACATATAATGAGAATTAACGACCGTAATTTGAAGCGCATGAAAAAAAGCTAGGGCAGAAGGACAGTCACCTCTTCATCGCAAGAACCGCAAGCAGTTCACCCGGCAGTCTGGACTGATTATCTCTGCAGTTTACCCTAGCTAATTTCTATATCTGATACACATAATAATACTGGGTGAGAATGGCGAGGTTTGTACTCAACCACCCCTACGCAACACAAGCCTATGTTTAGTCGTCATGTGTTGGGAGCCAGTATCTAATTAAACAATACCACAAAACGCGAAAAAACGCAAGATAAATTTTATATATTCAGCGCATTGCGCTTGATATAACCAACGTTAGCCGGTAACGATAAACCGGCAACTCTACGCAGAGCGCGACCTGCGATAACAAAGCGGAGGAGGAAAACATTATGCGCGAATTTCTAAAAGGGCTGGACCTTGACGCTGATGCCGTGGACTGCATTATGGCGGAGCATGGCAAGCTGATGACGAAGAACTCCGAAAAGGCGGCAACGCTGGCGGAACAGCTCAAAAGCGGCGAAAAGAAAACGCTCGAAAAGCTCGGCTTGACCGAAAACGACGATATCTCCAGCTTCGTCAACTGGAAACACGACATCGACTCGGAAGATTACAAACAATTCCTTGTAGCAAAGAAGAACAAGGAGACGGACGGCGACAGGCTGAAAGCCTTATCGGAGCAGTTCGATAAGCTAAACACCGACCACACAGCCTCTTTGGCCAGAATCGCCGATTACGAACGGAAGGAAGTCCTGCTCGGCCATGGGTTGTCAGACCCGGAAGACTTGGAGATATACTCCATCCGGATAGGTAAGCTCACGGACGACAAGACCGATTTCAAAGGGGCTGCTGACGCGTATTTCAAGGAACACCCTTACCCGAAACCGGATGGTTTCAATAAACCCCCGCCGAACGCGCTGACACCCGCTTACATCGGACGGAAGAACCCAAAAGACGGACTGCCCGCGCAAAACCTTACGCAAGCGCTTTTCGGGGGGGAGAAAATAATTAACTAAAAGGAGTGGAAACTATGCCTATATTAAGATCGGATACTGAGGGCTTGATCCCCGAGCAGTATCTACAGGAAATCATGCAGGGCGCGATAGCGGATTCGGTTGCCCTGTCGATGTTCAGGCGTCTGCCGGACATGTCAAGCAATATGCTGTCGATGCCCGTGCTGGCAAGCCTGCCGAATGCAGGGTTTGTCAACGGCGAGCCGGGGCATAAGCCGGTGACAGCGGCGGCATGGGAGAAGAAAACAATCAAAACCGGCGAGGTTGCGGCGGTTGTGCCAATCCCTGATGCCGTGATAGAAGACGCGCTTGCGAACGGGCATGACCTTTTCGCGCAACTTATGCCGCAGATAACGCAGTCCATCGGGGCCGTCATCGACGCGGCTATCCTGTTCGGCGACGGAAAACCCGCAGACTGGCGCGAGAGCATCTACGACAGCGCGGTTGCTGCGGGCGCGGTTGTCGCAAGCACAGCCGACACGTTCCTCGACATATTCGGCGAAAACGGCGCTATAGCCAAGGTTGAGACATCGGGCTATGTGCCTGACGGGATCATCTCTTCAGTGCCGATGATGGGGAGGCTACGCGCCCTCAGGGACGACAACAAGCAGCCGCTGTTCATGCAGCAGATGGCGCAGTCGCTCCAGCAGGCTCCGGGATATGCCCTTAACAGCATACCGCTGATGTTCTCCAGAAACGGCGCGTGGGACACAGCGAAGGCGGGGCTGCTTGTAGGCGATATGACCCAGGCGGTGTTCAGCATCAGGCGTGACATCTCCTACAGGCTGGACAGCAGCGGCGTTGTGACGGATCCTGCGACAAAGGAAGTCATACACAATCTCATGCAGGAAAACATGACGGCGCTCATCGTATGGATGCGCCTCGGCTGGGAGCTGCCTAACCCCGTGAACGCACTGCAGCCTAACGGCGCGGTGAGGTTCCCTTTTGCTTTCTACAGGGGCTAACCAGAAGGTCAAGGGCGCTTATGACTGCGGACGGCTTCGCGCTTCACACAAGCAGCAGCCAGCCGCTTCACGCAAGGGGGTGAGGATATGTGGGCTGACGCGCAGTTTTACGAAAACGATTACCTTTTAGGACGCCCGCCCGCAATACCTCTCGCAGAGTTTCTGTATTGGAGCCGCGCCGCCGAAGCGCTTATCAACTGGCGGCGCGTCACTCTTGCGGATGCGCCCGATTACCTGAAAATCTGCATATGCGAGGTTGCGGAGATGCTGTATCACGCGGGCAATGCCCCGAAACCCGGGGAGCTTGTCAGCGAATCCAACGCAAGCTATAGCTGGAAAGCCCAGGGGGGCTATGAAGCAGGGGACTTGCAAGGCAACATCGAAAGCGCGGTGCGCAAACACCTCGCTGGCACGGAGCTTCATAACGAGTTCGTGAGCAGGGGGGTGTGACGGTGGACGTTGCTAGGATGAGGCCGCCCGGTGTGCGGCGGCCGGTTACAATCTACTGCAGATGGGAGAACCCGGACACGAAGCTAATCAAGCCGTTCAGGCGCGTGTTGCGCAATGTGTTCTTCTCGGAGGAGTCAAACTCGGTTGCGCTGAAAACAGGCGTTATAGTGCGTGAACTGCTGTTCCTGCAGTGCTTCCTTGAGCCGGGGATGGAATATGTGCCGATTCATGAGTGGAACAAGCTGACAGAGCCGGAGCTTGAAGGCAGATGGACTGCGGACGATACCGGGCCGCAGTCCATAATCGTGCCTTATGAGATGGGCTTTGAGTTCGGCTGGGCTGCCGAGGACGACATCATTAAACCGGAAAACGACTTTGCTGCAAGAACGCCGGGTGCGCTGCGCATACAGAAGGTCGAACCACGGCTGATAGGCACGGCGCGGGCGCGGCATGTGTCGCTGAGGGCGTGAGCTATGGGAATGAAAATTAAAAGGAAACTGATTTCAAAAAGCAAAGCCGGGGAAGTGTATTTTGACTGGTACCCGGAAGAAGCGGTAAAGAAATCAATGAGCGCCGGGGGTTCCGCGCAGAAAGCCTGGGATAGATACCTTATCAGCGAGTTCGAGCCATACGTCCCTATGGAAACAGGGACGCTGATACGCTCCGCGCTTCTGGCAACGGTTATCGGGAGCGGCGAGGTGGTTTACCATACGCCGTACGCGAAGTATCTTTACTACGGAAAGGTCATGGTAGACCCGGTAACAGGCGCGGCGGGGTTTCTGACGGATGACGGCTGGAAATCCAGGCGCGGCGTGGCAAAAATAGCGACGGACAGGGACTTGGAGTACAGCGAAGCCGCGAACCCGAAAGCCGGGCCGTTCTGGGACAGGCGCGCGGAGGTTGACAGGATAGAGGAATGGAAAAAAGCACTTGCGGGCATCATCGCCCGCGAGATGGGAGGTAAGTGATGGCTTTTACAGAAACTAAGTTCATGGAACCCCTGAGGGCGTTTCTTGAAGCCTACCCTGCGCTTGAGCCCGGGGAAAAGCTGACTATAGACTACCTCGACATAGACCCGAAAAACCCGACAAGGCCACTTGGCAGCGCGGTCACGATAGTCGGCGGTACTTCGGAGAAATCCGAGGACGTGCTTGGCGGCATCGTGCGCGATTATCAAGTAGACCTCATGCTCTCGCTGCGCCGCTACACAAACAACAACGCCTCACGCCGCAGCTTCGGCGACTTCCTCGTAAACTACAGGATGTGGGTAGACTACGAAGAGGACAGGCGCGGAAAACATGACCAGCATCCGCTGCTGCCTAAATTCGGCGACACGGAACGTGAATCCATCAGCGCGGGCGGCGGCACGCAGACAGGGTTGTCAATAGAGCCCGGCGTTGACGAATACAGTATCCAGCTTAAAATCCGGTTTCAGAAAATGCATGAGCCGGAGCAATACTGACAATAAAAACGAAAGGATGATTATATATGCCAGAACCAGCATTCACACTTACATCAGAAGCATTGCGTAACGCAATGATACTCTATGTGGACGTATCGGAGCAAACAGGCGCGTGGGATGTCGCGGACGCGGAATGGGAGCCGCAGGGCTATAAAACGGAGGACGCGGCCCTTGAGTTCAACCCGGACGTAAACACGGTGACGGACATTCTAGGCGACACCTACACAGCGGTAGAAAAACTGGAGCGTCAGATGTCGTTTGAGCCGAACACCCTGCGCCCGATAGCGAACCGGGGCAAACTGAACCAGCGCCTGCACGAGCAGACAAGGCGCGGCCAGCTCTCCAAGCTGCAGGAGTACAAGGTCATGATCGCGTACGGTTACATATCGACGACTTCGGGCACCCCCGCCGTAACGTCTTACGAGGCGGACGTATACCCGATGTCCACAGTCACGCCGCAGTCGCTCGGCGGTTCCACGCGCGTAAACTTCCCATACCAGATAAACCTCGGCGGCGAGGCGATGTTTGGCACGGTAAACCAGATGCTGCCGTCGCCTAAGTTCACGCCGGAGGCATAGCGTATGAGAATCAAAGCCATAAAAAGCTTTACGGACGTTGAAACCCGCCTCATTACTGAGGCGGGCACCGTCTTTGAGGCAGACGAGGAGCGCGCGGCGGAGCTAGTAGCCAAAGGCTACGCCGAGCATATATCAACGCGGGAAAACGAAGAAAGGGGCGAAGACGGATGCCAGGCAGAGCCATTGACATCAAAACGGGCAGAAAGAAAATCGAAATAACGCTTGACGGCGACGATTACTGCACAGTCAGCTATAACCCGGGCAGCGAACTGTTCAGCCGCAATGTGGCGCGCATGATCCAAGCCTTGGGGGAACTCGGGAAGCACCGGGACATTGATATACCGGACTTCGCTGACGGCGGCGAGCCGCTGGACGAAATAAGCCAGATATCAGGGACGCTCGGTGGCTTCGCTGACGCGTTTGACGCTTTCATAGAAGCAACTGACAAAATCATAGGCAAAGGCATCACTGAGGCGATTCTTGAATATGATAATGAAGATATGGCTATTCTTATGTCCGTGCTTGAGCCTGTATTCGAGGACTACGCCAAAGCCCGGGGCGGCAGGCTCGATAAATACCGCGCGAACCCAAAAGCAGTCACGCGTGAAACCGGGGGCGCTGCTTCAGCTATCGCGGAAGACATAATTACCGCCGTAAGCGCGGGTACTCCCGTGCCCGGCGAATCCTTATGATGAGCCGCCTGACGGATTTCCGCTCCGCGCCGCCTGAAGCTGTCGAGATTGACGGCGTTCAATACACGCTGAGCGGAAACTTCCGCAACTGCATCCTGACTATCCAAGCATTGCTTGATGATAACCTAGCTGAATGGGAGAAAGTGGAAATAGTCATAAGCAATATGTACGCCGAACCCCCGCCTGAAAACACAGGCGAGGCCGTGCGCCTTGCCGTGAATTATCTTATGCAGAACCGTGTTGCGACCGAGGATGACTTAGCCCGCCCGGCTGTGATTGACTTCGCGAAAGACGGCCAGCTCATCTATGACGCTTTTCTGCTGAAAGGCATCAACCTCGACAATTCTGATATGACTTACTGGGAGTTCCTAGCGCATCTGCGGGAGCTTCCCGAAGGCTGCGTCTTGAGCCGCTTCGTGCATTGGAGGCTTACCCCATGGGGTAAGCTGACGAAAGAGGAGCGGGAGCAGATTGGCAAAATAGGGCATGACGCGGTGTTTCTCGATACCGCTCTTATTGAGGGCGGCGGTGAAGTGCTTATGTGAGCCGCGAGAACGCGCTTATTTCGCGCATAAGGAGACAGCACATGACATACTCGGACGAGCGCGGAACGTTTATATGGCGCTATGTAGGCGGCAGACGGATAAAAATCTACACAGGGCAGTCATTGCCTGATGCCATGCGCGAGAGCGGCAAGTTCCCGAGCGGTAAGACCTCTGATGCGGAAAAGCAACGTAAAATCGACAGCGTGAACATCGACTTCGACCGAGACAACACACTGCCGGGGTTAAACAAAGAGGATTTAGAAGAGCTGGGGGTTGAAGATAAGCCTGTTTTGCTGAAGAAAAGTATTATCGACAAGAACTTGAAACACCATCCGGAAGTGAAGATTGAGGATTACAATAAAATCCTAGGGCAATCATTGTATGACCCTGATTTGATTGTTCCAGGGCATGATGATAAGCCGTATTATAACTTTGTTGCCCGTGTTGGCGAGGACAAGAATACCGTGGTTTTGTTGCAGGTGAAGAATACGAACTCCGGCAACATGGAAATTGTAAATTTGCACTGGTCTTACGACAGGCAGAGAGGAAGCATCAAAGCAAAAGGCGACAAAATAAAGAAACAAGGGAAGTAGGATGGTTCAGCCGCTCCACCATCGTCGAACGCACCGGGACTGGAGGCTTCTCCGGGTTACTACTACCCCTGTTTCTTAATTTATGTCTTACCGTCTACACCATAACACAAAACGCGAAAAAACGCAAGATAAATTTATTTCAATAACATACGCGAGAGCGGTAAGGAACACCACAATCCGGATTACATGAACTTCATTAAGTACGGAGAAAAAAGAGCCGCGCTTACATTGATTGAGTTGGCGGATAGAAAAGAGAACTATGAAATTGTACATATATTTGAACCACGAAACGAAAGCGTAAAGCGAATGAAAACAGAATAAAAAGACCGATGTGGAGGGACGGGCAGTAGTCCCCTCATCGCAGTTAGGATTAACCTAAAGCGGCAGTCGTGCCCGATTTTCTGCAGTTCACATCAATCTTTTTTGATACCTACCTAACTATAACCCAAACTCCCGATTTTGTCAAGACAAAACTAAAAGCCAAACACTAAAACACTAAAACACTAAAACTATGTTTTGCGTGTTTTGCGTAACTGCACTTACTTTGGGAATTTACGCGTTTTGCGTATCCGCTACGGAATGCGGCGGATACGGCGGAAAGGATGGAACTATGGCAGATTCACGGGTGAGAATAGATACCAGCATGGATAGCCGGGGCATAATAAGAGGCGTGCGCGATGCGGCGAGGAAGGTGCAGTACCTCGCTGATGAATATAAGAAGACGGCAGGCGCGGTCAAAGAACAGGAAGCAGCCGTGGCGAAGCTGAAGCGGCAGTATGACGAGGCGGCGGCGGCGGCCAAAGAGACGCACACCGACCCGAAGCAGCTTGAAGCAATGCGCAAAGCCTCTGAAGACGCGAGGAACGCATATCTTGAGCAGAACGAAGCATTAGAAAAAATGCAACAATCCTTGGAGCAAAACGAAAAGAAAACTAAAAGTGCTATAGAAGAAGCACTAGTTAAACGCAAAGATTATAATGAAGCTGTTAGAACACAAGCAAAAGCGGAAGCTGCATTGAAAGCTAGCGGTGATGAATCGACAGAAGCCATGCGCGAATCCGTAAAAGTAGCTACAGAAAAAGCAGAGGCCCTTAGAAAACAGTCAGAATCAGCAGAAACGGCAGCAGCTTTAGCCAAAGAAACAAATGTGGAAGATTTTGAATCTAGCAAGACTGCTATATACGAACAGGCACAAGCCGTGGCGGAGCTTCGAGGAGAGTGGAGCAAAGCCGGAACGGCTTACAGGGAATACCGCGACGCGGACAGCAGAAGCCAGAGCGATGCGGCGGCTGAAGCGGAAAAACTCGCGGAAAAACTCGGCACGGCCAAAGATAGCCTGACTGCGCTCCACGAAGAAGCGGGAAAGCTTGAAGCGGCAATGGAGCGTACAAGGGATTCCACTGGTTTCGGTTATGCCGAGCAAGCGAAACAGGCAAAGGAAGACATAACAGCTTTCGAGGCCGCGCTTGCGAGCATGAACAGCAAGCTAGCGGAAGAGCAGGACCCGGTAGCGATAACTGCGCTGCGGCATGAGATACACGCTGCTGAAGCGGCGTTTGAAAAATTCCGCAGTGAGCTGTCGAAGCCAGTGGCGGACATAATGCGGGTGCAGGAGCTTCAAAACGGGCTTGCTGACCTCCAGAGCCGCTATGACGCGATAATGGAAGGCGGTAAAACGCCTGAAGCTTTTGAGGAACTGAAATCAAGCTTACGCGAAACGGAGCGGGAATACCGTGCCGTGGAGAGTGCGAATAACGACCTGATAGCCGCGTATGAAGCCGCCGGGGAGAAAATGGCCGCGCTCTACAGGGATTCAGGCCCCGATGCGCAGCAGTATATTGAAGCACGCGCTGAAGTCGAGGCTATGTACGAAAGGCTGACTCTTGCGCTTGAGAAACAAGACGCGCTTGCGGCGAAAGCGGGCGAGCTCACAGTACAGCTAGCTGGGGCAAAGCTCACGCCGGAAGCCGCCGCAGAAGCGGAAAGGCTCGCGGAGCAGATAAGGGAAGCCAAAGAAAACCTTGCCGCAGCCACCAGCGAAGCCGGGAAGCTGGGAGAGACCATGTCCGGCGCATCGTCGGAAGGCGCGGAAGAAGCAAGCGCAAGCATGGAGAAGATAGGGCTTGCGGCACAGGCAGCAGGGAACATGGTTTCTTCGGCATTCGGCAAAATCAGGGCAGCCATTTCAGCTATAGCGGCAGGCGCGGCGCGGGCTGCAAGAGGGCTTCTTTCGATGGCGCGGAACCTGATTGGGCTTGAGCGCGGCGGCCGCAGGGCTTCAAACGGTCTTGAACGCTTATGGAACAGGCTCAAAGCCATAGCCCTGACGGCGTTTGTGTTTAGCGTTATACGCAGGGGGCTAAACGCGCTTACAAGGGATATGGGGCGTATGCTCCGAGCAAATGAGAGCTTTGCTCGGTCGTTTAACGCGATTCAAGTGAACATGCTTACAGCATTTGCGCCTTTATGGGAAACCATTGAGCCGGCTATACTGCGCTTTATGGATCTGCTGGCGCGTTTCACAGCGGTACTGGCGCAATTCATGGCTACGCTGTTCGGGCGGACGGTGCAGCAGGCCAGGGATTCCGCCAAAGGGCTGTACGAGCAAGCTAAAGGCTTGGAAGCCGTCGGGGCGGCGGCGGAGGACGCGCGCAAGCAGGTACATGGCTTCGACCAGCTCAACAGGCAGTCCGATGATAGCGGCGGCAGCGGGGCCGGCATAGGCGGTCTGGACTTTGACGTGGACACAAGCATGCTTTCGTGGGTTGACGAGCTTGCGGAAAAAGTAAAGAACCTTTTCGCTGAGGGGGATTTTGCATATTGGTTCGGCTTAGGCGCGGCAGCGGCGGCAAAGTTCTCCACAGTCCTGCGTAAAATACCCTGGGATTCCATACGCCGGGGCGCGAAAGCAGCAGGGGAAAACATCGCCGGGCTGATTGGCGGGTTCGTGTCAAACGCTGATGTGTGGGAATCCGTGACATACGGGATAGCGCAGGGGTTTAACACCGTCATTGATTATCTTCGCTCTTTCGCGTCAAACTTCCCTTGGGTGGAAACAGGCAAAGCCATAGGCGCAGGTATAAGCAAATTCTTCAGCACGTTTGAATGGGCGAGGCTAGCGGCGACAATCAACGCATGGGCGCTAGGCATACTCGATTTGATTATAAATACGCTTGCCGCTGTGGACTGGGGCAAAATAGGGCGTGATTTCTCGTCATTCATAAACGGCATCCGCTGGCGTGAGCTGTTTGAAAAAACCGCAGCGGCAATCGGGATGTCCGTCAACGCCATTATGTCGGTAATCGGCAATTTCATCCGTAATCTTGACTGGCGGGAACTCGGCGGCAGCATAGCCGCAGGGATAAACAAGCTTTTCTCAACCGTCAATCTGGGCGAAGCCGGACAGGCGGTCAGCAATCTGGCATTAGGCTTGCTAACGCTCTTCCGTACCGCGATACAGGAGACAGACTGGAAAGCGGTTGGCAGCAGCATTAAGGATTTCCTTAAAAACATTGACTGGCGGGGCGTGTTGAAAGAAGCCGCAGGGCTTATCAAAGACGCGCTTGCGGCGGCGTTCGACATATCGCCGTTGTTAGGGATAGGTGTTGTTCTTGCGCCGATTATATCCGCGCTTGCGAAGTTTGCGGGGTTCTTGCTCTCAATACACGGACTGCTTGCACAGTTCGTCGGGGCTGGAAAAGCCGCGACATTGATACTTAAAGGATTGAAGATAGCATTCGGTGCTGTGCTTGGCCCTGTCGCGCTTGTGATAACCGGCATAATAGGGCTTATAAGCATCATCTCTAATCTTGTGAAAATTGTAAAAGCCATAGGTGAGGATTTCTGGGGCAAATGGGCTGACGGCATGGCGGTCATATGGCGCGGCATCACTGGCGGTGTCACTGCGGCTGTGAATTTCATCAAGAACGCGCTTTCTTCAATAGTCGGCTTTTTCCAAGGGATTATCGACAAGATAAAGAGCATATTCGGCATACGCTCGCCGTCTACGGTTATGACGGATATCGGAATAAGCATCATGCAAGGGCTGATTAACGGTATAAGCTGGCTTATCGACATGGTTCTCGGGCTGTTTTCCGGCTTATGGGATGGCATCAAAAACGTGTTCGCGTCCGCTGGCGAGTGGTTTGCCGGCATTTTTGCCGCTGCGTTCGAGGGAATCCGGAAAGCGTGGGAAGGCGCGGCGGAATGGTTCGCCAGGATTTGGGGGAACATAACGGGGGCATTCGGCGGGGCTGCGGAGTGGTTCTCCGGTGTGTTTTCTACTGCATGGGGAAAAGTCAGGGAGGCTTGGGGCTCAGTTTCCGGGTTTTTCTCCGGCGTATGGGAAGGCATCAAGGGAGCGTTCGGCAATATAACCGGATGGTTCAGGGATAAGTTCTCCGAGGCATGGCAGGCCGTTAAAAACGTCTTCTCAAAAGGCGGCGAGGTGTTCGCCGGAATAAAAGACGGCATTCTGGACGGGCTGAAAGCTGTAATCAACGCGCTTATTGACGGCATCAACAAAGTTGTCAAGACGCCGTTTGACGGCATCAACGCCGCGTTCAGGAAACTTCGCGGCATTAACATAGCCGGGATAAAGCCGTTTAGCTTTCTGGGCGAGCTCAACGTGCCTCAGATACCGAGGCTCGCGCGCGGCGGCATAGTGGACAGCGCGACGCTGGCGATGATAGGCGAGAAAGGCCGCGAGGCGGTCGTGCCGCTCAGCCAGAACGCCGAGTGGATGGCTCCCATGTGGGCGGTCAAAAGGGAGCTTGAAACAGCGAACGGAATTCTGGAAAGAATAGCGGCTGCGGCTGAAAACGGCCATATAATAGCTATGAACGAGAGGGAGCTCGGCAGGGCGGTGATAAGGACTGTGAGGGGCTTGCAGAACCAAGTGGGGCAGAACCTGATTTATGTTTAAGGCGGTGCGGCATGGCTGACACATTAACTATAAATGGCTTTGACTTTGAGCCGTGGCTTGCGGAGAACGGCATAAAATGGCGGCGCAACGACGTTGACAGTTCTCAGTCGGGGGAGATGGCTGACGGCACGCTACGGCGTGACCGCGTGATTATACGCCCTTCCATGGAGATCACAATCAACAACGCGAAGTTCATAGACGACCAGACGATGCACCTGATGATGGCGGCAATCGGGCCGCAGTGGGTGGAGGTGACGTACTTCGACCCGCGCATCGGGGAGACGGTGACGCGCACGTTCTACAGCAACAATGTCGGCGTGACGCTTCAAAGGATAGAGAACGGGCGAAGGCGCTGGTCCATAGACACGTTCCCGCTGATAGCCCAGGGCGTGGCAGGGGACGGAAGGGGGTAGCGCGATGCGCGATTTAGGCGTACTGTGGCAGAGATGCCAGAGCGGCCAGATAACGGAATGGGAATACCAGCGCTACCTTCTGATAGACAGCGTGCAGTATTTCGACAACGAAATAATAGACTTGAGCTGGGACAGGGGCTTGACTTACGATAACTTCTCCGTAGGCAATGCCATATCCGCTAAACTGACATGCATATTTATACCAAAACCTATGCATATTATCAGCGACAACGCGCCTGTCAAACTTTTTCTCAGGATAGCGACCGCGGACGACGGCATGACAGACTGGCATGAGTTCGGCACATTTTACGTCCATCTAAGGACGCAAGAGTTCGATAAACTGAAACTCGACTGCTACGATGCTATTCGATACCTCGAAACGCCTTATCTGGACGGCACGGAAACGGTAAACTGGCCTATACCCTGCACTGAAGCAATGGTGCCGATACTGAGGCATCTTGGCATGGAACTTGACCCGAGGACACAGCTTAACCCCGCGTTCTTCGCGGAGGAACCGGAAGGCATGTCAATGAGGGAAGCGCTCAGGCACATCGGGAGCATGCACGCGGGCAACTGGCATATAACGGAGGAAAACAGGCTAAGGCTGGTGCAGCCCGTGAACGCGCCGCCTGTCTACGGCATAACACGGGGTAGCCTGAAAAGAATAACATCGAGCAATCCTGAAAGAGTAGGCAAGGTAATAATCGAGCGTAGGCACGATGACGAGGGAACGTTTGAAGCCGGCGACGGTGATGATGCTATGAGGCTTTGGAACCCATGGGGTACACAGCCAATCAGCGATTATGTTTACAGCGTGTTATCGGTGTACCGATATAACACGTTCGATTTGCAGTCTGTGGAGATTGACCCCGCTGTGGAGTTGGGTGACCCGATCGACGTTGAGGGCGTTGACGCAAACTTGTGGCAGGTGGCGTACAGCCTGAGGGTATACGCCAACATCATCATACCGCCGGACAGTGAGATCAGGGAGGTTGACGAGTTCGGCGGCGGCTTCGGGCCTCCGGGCGGCGGCAGAACTGTAATGCCGCATCTCGTCTGGGATTTCAACGAGCAGCCTATCACAGTGGAACAGACTGAAACCGAGATAGCGGCAATTGACGTTGATGTCACCGTTGCAGGGAACGCGCAAGGGCACTTCCAGCTTACATTCATGTCGGACAGGGCAGCCGAGGTTCATGTGCGCATATACGACAACGGCAACCAGCAGTTGTACTCGCCAACGGTGTTTCAGGCAAAAAAAGGCTTCAACCAGCTAGGCATACCTCATTCATACATCCGGCTGAGGCGCGGCTTGCATTTGTTCACAGTAACAATGCAAACCAGGGCAGGATGGATAAACATAGGCACGAGGGCGCTTAAATACTCGATAGACCTTTTCGCTGCGGATGTTGAGCCCATAACACATGATATAAGGGATGTCGCGATTAGGCAGCCGGTGTTCGCGCTGGAGCCTACGGACGTGTACGCAATCGCTATGAGCCGCGATGAAGAGATTGAAGACGGGGAACCCGCAGCAGCGCATAGTTACCCTATTGTGATCAGGGCTCGTTACCTTGCGGGGCAGCGGTATACCGGGCGGGACTTTAACGCGCACTGGGCATTTCCCGCGATTGAGGCAAAAGAGCTGGCAATAGAGTTCGACGGCGTGTACCAAAGGCTAGCGGGGCAGGAAAAGTCCGCGCTTGTGACGAAAGACAAGCCGGAGATATTCTGGACTGACGGTGATGACGTATTATGGACACAGTATGGCGACGAGGCTCATACGCGTAGGCAGATTGCGCAGGACGTGCTGTCCGTCTCGGTTTGCCGGGGGTGGAACGCGCTTGACTTCCCCGATTACGACCTGGGGCTAATCGCCGCGTATATCAAGCGCGGCGGCACGGTGGCGTACAGGGTTTATATCAACACGCCGTCAACGCCGGGCGCGTGGATGCCGGAAGAGGAAATCGAGGAGGCGGGGGACGGCAACAGCTATGTGCACGTCCACAGGCTCAACGACTACCGCATAGGCTTTGCCGTCACAGGGATTAACAAGGAGTTTGTATCGGAAAAATACCTAGCGGGGCAGGGCTTGAAGCCGGAGCATAACGCACTGGCTATTAGCACGATAAGCAACTTCTGGACAAAACCGGATGAATACCCGGCGTTAGCGCTTACGGATATTGAGTTTATAGATAATTTCAACGTCATTATAACGGGGAATTACCCCTTCGCGTTGCGGTCGGGCCGCAACACGCACGCAAACAACCTAAGCGTATCGCAGGGCGGGAACAGGGCTATCAGCGGCTTGTGGGTGGAGGATGGCAAGCTGAGGCTTGAACTGGCAAACCCCGTGTCGCCTTACGCGGATATCACGCTGACCGCGCACGAGCTGACCTTCCTGCAATACGACATCGGCGGCATAAAGCCTTACTGGCCAAGCACAGGGCTTGTCATACCGGGTACGCCGTTAGGGATAGCCGAGCGTAACGCCGTATCCATAAGGGCGGAGGCTTCATTTACGCTTGAAGAAATTGTACGCAGCACGCACGAGCAAGCCGAGCGTAACGCGCTGTCAATCAGGGCAGAAGCGGCATATATCCAAGAACGGGTAAACTACCCAACGCACAACCAGCCCGGAGAACATAACGCGCTGTCAATCAGGGCTGAGGCAATATTCAGGCTTACGCCAATCGGCGTAGACCCACTATAGGAGGCGGGCATGGAGCAGAGCATCAAGGTAAACATAGGGATAAAAACGCGGAACACGTTTGATTTCGAGCTTAAAAACACCATCACTGGCGAGGTGAAGAGGTACAAGAGTTATAACATCGTGCTTGATAACTTTATTAACGGCATTATTTCGGGTGGAGCGGTGATAAGCGCGATACGCATTGGTACGGGTACGGGAGCGCTTAGCGAAACAAGGACTAACTTATTTAATGTTCTTGCTAGTTTTAACTTAACCTCTGTTTCTGATGCCAATAACACCGAAATGACAATGAGGACGGCGGTATGGTCGGTTACATTGTCTGAAACGCAAGGCAATGGGGCTCTTACTGAGGTCGGGTTGCTTCGTGGCGGCATAAACGGTACGCTAGTAACGCATTCATTGATAACGGATGCAGAGGGAAACCCCATATCTATCAACAAAACAAATCTGGATATACTGACAATCCGGGCTACGGTTTACGGTCAGATTGAGTTCGGGAACAGCCCGGATATTACAATGGAGCATATCACCTCAACTGTTTTTAACACAGATACTCCAGTAGGCATTCGATCACCGCATGTGCTGTTGGAAGCAGCCGCGCGTGCCACAGAACTGCCAACTATATCTGTCGCGCTGCTTGGTGTTTCAAGAAACACAATGCTTAGGTCACAATTTAGCGGCCATGTATCAGTACCGCAGGCTACCACTGAACTATTTATCAATAATGCAACCATGACAAGAAATGTTGCGGAAAGGCGCATAAGAGCGACTATAAGCCGGCTTGCAGCGAGTGACAATCTTGGGGAAACTTATTTAATTAAAGCGATTCGTTTTGGAAATCCAACGAACTCGCTTACTGCGTTTTATGGCGAGATGCGTTTCCCAAATGCTGGCTTATTCCCCCGGCAGACAATCGAATTAAATGTCGGCGTAGGCGATGGAGCAGCCGTTAATTTCAATCTGCCTTTTCCTCAATGCAATGTAGGAGATGAGGAAATTTATGTCGATGGCGTACTCCAAGCCAGGAGTACTTATGATTTTAATGGTAAAAATATGAGCTATGCCCAAGCGTGGCGCAGCTTAGATTCCTGTTATCTTATGGAGCATCTAGGCCCTGCGACAAGCGGGGCGAGTTGGTTGGAGTGGTGGTTTTTCCCTCAGCGGTTCCAGGCGCAGTCAAGCACGCCAAGCGGCGTGTTCCTTAAGCCCTTCGCGGCTTCGCCTTTTGTGTACGATTTTGGCGAGCCTGTGACAATAAACCGGATTGAGGGAGCGGCATTGTGGGCGCCCGTACTTGAGTACTCACACGATTTGACAACTTGGGAACGCGCAGTCACTCAGCAGAACAATGTGTCATTTGACCCGATTACAGCAAGATACTGGAGGTATTGGATAACGGGAGATAGAGGGTTGCCAAGCGGGAATTATGCGACTTCGGGGACGGACATGGTGAGGTTTGACGAACTGCGGGACGGCTTGATTTTCGACACGCCGCCGCCGGACGGGGCGGTAATCACGGCAAAGGTGACAACCGATTATCCGTTTAAGGATGCAAACTGGCAGTATGGCGTGGTTGTGGACTTCTACATAGACAGGGCGTGATGCTATGCGCTTTACGTTTGAGCATATCATAGATATGGAGCCGCAGGCAATGGCAAATGCCCAGATGGGCAACGAGCCGGAAAACGCGCTTGTCCAATATTACCGAGATGGCGACCTTTTGCTTAATAAGTCGGATATGGTCATATTTTCAAACTACCCGGATTTGGAATTGGCAGAAGAACCGCAGAGGTTTACTAAAAGCAAGGTGAGCCGGTTCGGGATAAAAACCCTAGTTGGCTTAGGCGCTTACGGTTACTATCAAGACGAGGAGCGGCAATCGTCCTTCGTTAAAGTGCCGATAAATTACATGCCGGGTACCGCCCCGCCGTCGCTGCTTGAATTAAGCCAAACCGATAAAGATATTATATACAGCATACGGAATCCTGCGGTCATTGCATACGAGGCATTCAGGCTTGTTTTCCGCCAAGGGCTTTTTGCTTATGAGTTCATAACATGCGATTTACATGGCGAGATAGAGAAGCCCTTCGGCATGGAAGGCAACTTCATGGTTCAGGTGATCGGATACGGCAACGAGATTCAGGATTTCAGCAGGCCTACCGAGCCGGTTGAGTTTGCGGTGGCTTTGAGGCCGGACAGCCTGCCCGATGCACCTGTGGATATAGACGAAATCATAGCCATGATAGAACATAGGCTACTGCCGCCCGCAGGGTTTATAGGCGAATCTCTGGTTAAAGCGTCAAATGCGGATTATGATGTAATGTGGCATCTTATAGAAGGCGGCGAACCTGTAAATCCAGAGCCGGAATATGAAGAAATCCGTTTCGATTCCCAATATGCGGTAAACCTGCTAGTTCACAGTCTTCCCGCTAGTGCCAGCGTTATTTACTCTTCGGTTGACGGCGGCGTGTTGGCGCAGCGAATGGGAAACCAGGATAATATGCCATTATCGACTCTTAGCGGACTGGACACCACATTTTTAGAGACGGAATTGACATCTGCCGGCACGGGAACAAATTTTGAAAATCCTAACTTCCGAGTAACATTAAGCAATGGTGTGTCTCATACTGTTTATTACAGAGCCCACTCCGCTATTTCTGCATACCATCAGTATATTCCCGGAGGCTCGGGGAACAACGGGCACATGGTATTTGACTCAACTAATATAGGCGCGCAAGTAGCCCGAGGAGAATATAGGGTATATGCTTTTGAAATAATTGACACAACTATGTTTCTCAGGGCAAATGAGCAATTACTTCATAGCATAACTGTTCCTAGCGGCACTACAATCTCATCTTTTAGGTTTGCTGGCGCGGAGGCATGGTGGAACAGCGGCCAGCTTGAAGGCAGAATGAAATACATAAAATACAGAACATAGGGGGCGGGGAATATGGCAGAAATATGTGAAACCAGCGCAAAATTAATAAGCGAGGTTCTAAAAGAAACAAAAGACCATGGAACTAAAATAACTCAATTCTGTACTCGGCTTTCTGCTGTGGAAGAAGCGCAAAAAGAAGAGCGGTCAGACTTAAAGGCAATTCGTGACCAATTGACTATTCAAACGCAAGACTTAAAATTGATGGCGAAAGATGTAGAGCATTTAGGTCAGAAATTTGAGGCAAGGATACAGAATGCCGAAAGAAGCGCAGTAAGCCAAGGTGAACGCATAGGCGAACTGAAAGCCTCTGTAGATAAGCATATAACAGAGCATGAGCGTATAGAAGAAAAAGTAGACGAACATGGAAAACATATGCGCAAAACAATACTGGAACCAGGCGAGAAGTACAACAAAATTGTATGGCTAGTTTTGTCGGTAGTGATAACAGGGCTGATAACAGCGCTTGTGGCAATGGCACTATCAAGCGGCGGTGCGTAATGAAAATGATATTTGAACATTTCATACATGAAGTTGTTGAATTGTTAAAGGTGCGCTCAATAATTACTTTTGTAATTACTTTCGGCTTAGTCTGGGGTTTTATGACAGATAGAATAGGTTCAGAGATTTTTGTACCATTTGCAACAATGGTGTTTGGCTATTACTTTAACAAAAGGCAAACGCCTGACTACGAGTGGAAGGACCGCAAGGAGGATAAGGAGAAGTGAGATAATGCCGCTGCCGATGAATGAATACTGCATAAACTGCAAGTGGTTTGAGTTTTGCAGAACTAGGATTGCGCTTGATTTGCGGATTAAGTGCAGCAACAACAGCGAGTTTAAGGAGGTAGAATATGCACCCGAATATGATAACCGAAGAGGGGATAGCCGAGGAGATTGACGTTGACGGCTTTGTTGAAAACGAAACGTTCGCCGACATGATGAAACGTATCAGAAAAGAGGAAAACGCCGATGGTGGAACTGCTGACGACAACGGAGATAAATAAGCTGCTCCCGGCGGGCGCATCCGTGCAGAAGATGATTGACGTTGTCACCCGCAAAGAGTTTAACGTATGCTTCGGCGGGCATCGGGGCGACCATTACGACGTAACCCCGCAAACGGAAGCGGACGCAAGAATAATGGAGCAGATAGTCGGGAGAACCGTTCTTAACGTCTGGCGACCCGCAAGACCTACGATACTCCATATAGGCAAAAGGAAAATAGCATGGGGGCAATGCTACTATATGCACCATATCAGAATTGGAGGCGGCAACCCTGGTTCTAAATACCCAAGCAGAAACGAAGCAGGGCCTCCGTGGAACACAGGCGGTCACGCGTGCGGCTACGCTTGCAACTCAATAGGCGGCGCGGGGGACGCGCCTAACGCAGCTTGCAGCAAGGAATCAAACGACTTCGCGATGCTGATAAGAAACGGCAAGAACGGCGGGCAGGCAAGAGCGGCGGCGCATGAAGCATTTATACTTGGAAATATAATGGAGGAGGATGACGAAATGGGGATATTGCTTGACGCAGTAAGGGCGAGGCCGGGCTGCAAAAACGCAACGGTTGAGGACATAGCAAAAATACTTGGGTACTCCATAGCCAACAGCAAAGTGCCGGGCGGCGACACTGAGGAAGAATTGGGGCAGGCGATAAGCGCAGGAATATTCAACGGCAAAGAGGCGGGTATGCCGATGCCAAGATGGCAGGGCGCGTTAATGTCGCTAAGAGCAGCGAGTAACATAAAAGACAATGCCTCTACCGTCAGGGGTGAAGATTAG